CTATGAAAGATTTGATATTAAAGGCTCAATTTCAAGTGATTCTAAATACCCATTTCTACTTTCCCAAGATGCTACGGCTTTAACACCATATAAGTTAGTAGCTCTTCCATGACCTCTAATAATTGGTTCAGGAAAGGGGTCGGAGCCTCTTTCCCGCATATTTTTTAAAGTACCTTTAGAAATTTTGTACCTCTGTAAAATCTCTGGGGTTGAGATATAAATTGCCATTAAATTTAGACCTCCTTTTTTTTAGCTTTCATTTAGGCAACCAATTGGTATCTAAGTTGATTCATTCTGGATAAACCACGCATACGTAATTGATCAATAAAGTGTTTATCTCTATTCATCCAGGTTCTACAAAATGAAGTAAATCTTTTTTGACACACTTCATTCATTTCAAAACCTTTTTTTGTTTCTATTAGAGAAATCTTTGCCACTTCTTTGCCACGCTTCATAACGATGTATCCTTTTTTATAAGAAGGATAGAAACCACTTTCTGACATCCAAACTGTGAATGGATATGACATAGAGTCAGGGATGTACTTCATCATGTTAGAATCTCCAAATAGAATCTTTAAATTTCGCTTTGAAGAGCAAAGCTTCAGTTTCATGAAGTGATACATTTGAGAAAACTTGTATTCGTTTACCGATCACATTAAAGGTTCTAGTTTTGCTGTTATAAATTTGAATCATTAAAGTGACTCCAACTACCGTGTACCTAGAAAGCCACGACGCATTTTGTAAGCTTTGCGGTCCGGAGAGGGAATATGCGTTTTACCGAGAATTTGACCTAATTCGCGCTTTCTTTGTCGCGAAATTTCTTCTTCCAAGTTGCGGAGAATCCATTCTCTTGAATTAAGGGTATGTTGAGAAACGGGAGTTAATACACCAGTTGCATCCACTGTATAAACACGGGTTAACGTATGCGGTGCAGCATAGACGGTGTAGCCTAAACGTACTTTATATAAATTTTGTTCTTCATCTTTACCTATATATTCACGGAATGTTGATTTATGGCCTGATTGATTATTGGAAAAATTTTGGGTTCTTTTAGCGCCACGTAAAAAATTAGTTCTCATTGTGCACCACCTAATTTAACTACACTTACTTGGACTTCAACTGGTTCGCCTGAGTTAAATTGTTCTTGCCAATGTTGTGCCTTCTGCTCACGCACTTGGGCTTCTGCATCACATGCATAAAGAAAGGCAATTGCTAATGCACTAAAAATAAGAAAACATAAAAAATACGGCCATTTACTATCTTTTTTAAACTTTAGATCCTGTGCTGACGGATGCTGATAAAGCTTAGAAGTAGCTGGTTTATTTGTTTTATTCCCACTAAGTTCAGGTACAAAACAAATAGGGGTAGATGGGGCAGATTGACTGCCTATATATTTCTGATTCATAATAATTCGCCTTAATACGCACAGTATTGGTAGGAAAAAGCCCCGATAGCCGTCCAAAGTTTTCTGGGCTTTTTTCATTTCTAAGCTTTTACTTCAAAAAGCTGCTCAGTATGTTTAGCAAATAGCGATACATCTCCGCCCGTATTTAGATACATGGGCGTTTTATCTCTATGCTCTTCCACACATTTGCCTTTAGGAAGCGGGGCATTCGAAACTAATTTATGTTCAACGGTTATGTTGTTGTGACCAGCACCTTTAGTGAACTTAAGTTGAATTGTAATTACGCCAGCTTTTTGAGTTTCCATTGCAGCAGTAGCAACTTTACTGACTGCATGACTTAGTTGTTCAGCAAATTCCCCGCCATCTATGTCATTAATGAATTCTTCGCAATCTGTAGGGCGTAAATCAATCATCTATTTATTCACCGTTAGATGTGTTGGTGAAATTATTATGCATAAGTGCATAACGTAATGCAATACTGCATTATGCAAATGTGCATTATTTTTTGAGTGTTTATCAATTGGCATAAAAAAACCGCTACAAGAGCGGTAAATTAAAATGAAAGCTAGAGTATTAATTTAAAAAGTTAATTTACTAAATTAATAGACTAAATCTTTAAATTTTCAACTGTAAGCTTAAGCATTTTTGCTAATTCCATGTCAAAACCGTGTAAGGCATTCTTAATGACGTTCCCTGCCATATCATGGTTTTCAAAATGATCCATTGTAAATGCTTGAGTTACAAGAGGATGATGCTCATTAGAGAGTTCTTTTATATTCATTAGAATCGTTGCAGCCATATTAGGTGATGACCTTACAACCTCTTCAACAAATGTTGTGAGTAATGCTTGTCTACCAATCAAATCAGCGGTGTTCTGTACATTATTCTTCATAACTTATCGTCTCACCTTACGACCTTCCGATTTCCACCAGTATTGACCAATGATTTGTACATTTTCAGCTTCAATACGAGCTGGTGAGTAATATTCATCAGGATATTTAACTTTATCTGTATTACGAGATACAGCTTTAAAGCCACCTCTACCTTGTTCATTCCATTCAAATAACATCTTGATTTTTAATTCATCGCCTCTTAAAAAGGCATAAATTTCACCATCAAAAATTCTTTTTGCTGAAGTATCAATAGATATTCGTTGCCCTGGATAAAGGTCTGGCACCATGCTTTCACCATCAACAACGATGACTTTTGCACAATCTGGTTTCACGTCATATCTTCTAATTTCATTTACGGGAAATAAAAATTTATGTGGGCTTTGCTGCTCTATATTCAAGTATCCACCTCCGGCACTAACTTTAATTTCACTATAGAAATCAATAGCTACATAACCATCAGGGATGGGGTCACCTTCTTCATATAAATGAATTTCGGTATCGTAAATTTTATTGTTATCAGGACCTGGATTATGTTGATTTTGATTTCTTTCTAATAAAGATAAGTCTTTATCAAATAATTCATTAACAGTAACGCCTGCCCATTTAGCAATAGGTTCTAATGTAGAGCGTCTAGGATCTTTAGTAATTCCGTTCAAAATGCGGAAAACAGTCGATTGCTTAATCTCTGGATTCTTTTGCTCAAGATCATTTGGATTTGTTTCATGTTTATTAAGCAAGTATTCAAGATTCGATTTCAGGTAATTCATAGATTTCACCAGTAATTCCGCGAATCCATTTTATGCGAAAACGCATAATTTGGGGGAAATAACTCACTTATGCATTGACGATAATGCAAATATGCATAATAATTTGCATAAATCGGTCTAGACGTAAGAGCTAATTATGACACTTAAAGAAAAAATCCTTTTTTTAACAAGCACTCGTGGGTTTACCCAACAACAAGTAAGTGAGGAAACCGGGATTGAACAAAGTTCAGTTTCTCGGATTTTAAATAACACCCAAAAAAATATTGGATATGAAAAAGGTGTGGCATTAGATGCTTTCGTAAATCGTGAAAGGAAAAATGTCCAATCCAAAACTTCTTAAAGGTTTTCTCACTATATCTATGTAATGAGGTATGTATGGCTGAAAAACTTTTAGCAAATGCTTCAGCAAAATTATCTTTAGAAGAAAAAGCAAAGATGGAATGGATTGCCAAGTTAGAGGGCAAGAATTCTCTATCAAATCTCATCCGCTCTATGTGTAAGAAAAAGATTTCAGAAGTAGAAGGTGAGATGGCTAATAAAAGCTCTCTAGACGTAATTAAAAACATTTGCACAAGAAAAATCTCAGAAGCAGAAACTGAATACGAGTTTCTCAGAAATGTTTTTATTGGGTCAAAACAAACCGGGTATACCGAAGATACCTTTGAATTAGTGCCTTTACGGGCCGAAAAATCACGGCATTCAAATGCATGTGACAAATCAGTCCAGCTGGATCTTCTTAGCTGGAAATAAAAAAACCATTTCCTGCGCCAACAGGAAATGGTCATGGCAGTTCAAAACCTTGGAAGAAATGAACGTGAGTAATTTAGCAAATCATCCTTGCTCAGGCAAATGCACTGATTTTAATGAAGAACAGTGCTCGACTTGTCTAATCAAACAAGATGCCCCGCATCAAAACGTAGAACTTCAAACCGATGAAGACAAACTTCTCAATCGTGCTTTATCAGCACAAAGGGAGATTTCATGACTTTTAAAAAGGTTTGGCCGTTTGGAACTAACCATACAGATTCTGAAGGTACACCCTGGAAACGGGACGATCAGAACAATTGGTGGTTTTGGCAAGAAAACTTTGGCTGGTCACGTTACGTGGGGCTGGTGAATAAAGCTTTCTTAAATTCTCGTTTTGAAGTGGGTACTGATCAGTGATTTTTGAATTAATAAACCTTAGTGATAAATGTACATTTGAAGCATCAAATTTAAAAATTGCTGCGATAGTTACGTGTGTACTTGGAAATGGACAATATTCAGCGAAGGGAATACAGCATGATTTAGATGTGCCGTTCTTTCTTTTCGGAGGGCATGAAGAGTGGTTTGTCTCTAAATTTGGAACAAATTTTGAAGAAACACTTATCCAAGTTCGAGATGCAGAAAAACAAGATTTAGTAGATAGCTTTAATAGCGTTTTATTAGGTTCATACCTTGACCGGACAGCTTTTTTCAAAGCTTATAACTTAATTAAAGATCCAGCTGAACAAAACAAATGGCGTCGACAATGGTTAGATGAACGCCGCTCATCTTTTAACAACATCTGTGAACGTGCTTGGAATTATGCTGAACAGGTGAGCTTGTACAAACCATCTCAGGAAGGTGAAGCATGAGAGATCGTTTTTATATCGCATGCTTTAGAGACAATGTCGGTCCTAATGTTAGTTTTCATCGTCACCAATTTGCAGGTTATCACACTGATATTGATCAAGCATATGTTTGTACATTTGAGGAGGCACAACGTCATTTCAATCAAGCTAGAGAGTTTGAACGTCCTATTTCTGCTGATCATGTTGATGCATTAGCTGTATGGAAGGTTGATCACCAAACTATACCTAATAGCACTCAAATTCTTGATGATATTTTAGATTATGCTGTTTTCGTTCAAGGAAAGTACTCTGGAAATGATGTCTATTGGTTAAATAAAAACACCTATGACATAGCTACTGATTTTGAAAAAGCATCTTATTTTTCCAAAGACGAAGTAAATCAACTAGGTGGAAAGTATGTTGCTATTCCTTTTTCTTTAGCTGAGAAAGCAAAACGTAGAACTTTTGATTTTGAGCAATATAACCCACGAATCATGACTCAGGGCGCGGGCTTAAAAATGCCTGAGCACCTTAAAAGAGCCAAGAGAAAAGTCAAAAATCCTCAAACACGATTTAACTGTCCAAGTTGTGGAAAAATCGTTTGGCAACACAACCCCTATGACTTTGATCACTGTGATCATTGTGGGCAAGTGGGGGACTAATGCATGAACAATAAGGTATTTTTTGAAACTTCACGGTTATTTAAAACCCAATATGGTTTGAATTTTTCCGAGAAAATTATTGTTGATTTTTTTGCTGGTGGAGGCGGAGCCAGTACAGGTCTAGAAATGGGGCTTAACCGTCCGGTCTATGTAGCTGTAAACCATAATCCTAAAGCTGTTGCAATGCATGAAGTAAATCATCCTCATACGATCCATTATGTTCAGGATGTTTTCGCAGTTGACCCCGTTGAGATTTGTGACGGTTATCAAGTTGGTTGGTTTCACGCGAGCCCGGATTGTACCCACCATTCACAAGCAGCTGGTGGTCAACCGCGGAAAAAAGAAATTAGAGATCTTGCATGGGTTATCCCAAGATTTGCAGGGAAAGTAAAACCGGATGTTATTAGCATGGAAAATGTTCGCCAGATGCTTAATTGGGGACCATTAATTGCAAAACGTGACAAAGCAACAGGCCGTGTTGTAACCCTTGAAAAAATTGAAGTAAATGGAAAGCTGGTAAATCGTATTGCAGAGCCTGGTGAAGTTGTACCAAGAAATTTACAGTTCTTGATCCCAGATCCAAAACGTATTGGTCAAACTTGGAAACGATTTATTAAGACATTAAAGGGTCTTGGGTACATTGTTGAATGGCGTGCAAATATTGTTGCTGCTGATTTTGGAGCGGGAACAATTCGTTCACGATTATTTTTAATCGCCCGTTGTGATGGCAATCCAATTGTTTGGCCTGAACAGTATTTTGCAAAACAACCTAAGGCTAAACAGAGTAAGTGGATTCCTACGGCATATTCTATTGATTGGTCTGATTTAGGTAATTCCATTTTTAATCGTCCGAAAGGACCACTTGTTCCAGCTACACTTAAACGTTTAGCGAAAGGTTTGAAGCGATTTGTGATTGATGCTGAAAATCCATATTTCGTCAATTCTTCAACTCCATTTATTTGCCGTGATTTTAATACAAGCATAGGTCATAACATTACTGAGCCTCTTGCAACCACAACTGCAAGCTATGGTGGGCATAGTCAACTTGTGTGTCCAATTTTAGCCCCGTTTCTAACTGAATTTGCCAATTCATCTCAACAGCGTAATTGGTCTATAGATCAACCACTATCAACGATTTGTGCACAAGTTAAAGGCGGCCATCATGGTTTAGTAACTGCAAAACTAAGTAAAGACGATTTCGAGGGTGCTTTACGAGTGGCGACCTTCTTGATTAATTATTACGGCAATGGTGATGCAAGAGACATCACTGCACCTATGGATACCTTAACGACCAAAGATCGACTTGCATTAGTCACTGTATGGATCAAAGGAGAGCCTTGGGTAATTGTTGATATACGTTTGCGAATGCTTAAGCCAAGAGAGCTTTATAAAGCGCAAGGTTTTCCAGATTCTTACATCATCGATCCGATTTATTGCGGCAAACCGTTGTCAAAAAAAGACCAAGTACATATGTGTGGCAATAGTGTTTCACCTTTGCCTATGGCTGCAATTGCTCGAGCGAATAATCCCTTTTCAAATACAAACAAAAATGAGGCAGCTTAAGAAATGGCAAGATCTAGAAATATTAAGCCCTCATTCTTTATGAATGAAGACATTATTGAATTACCTTTTGAAGCTCGTTTGTTATTTATCGGGCTATGGATACTAGCAGACCGTGAAGGTCGTTTAGAAAATCGACCTAAGAAAATCAAAATGTCTTTATTTCCTGCAGACGATATAAACGTTGCAGAACAGTTAGAGAACATTTCGAAGTTCGGTTTTATCGAGTTATACAACGCGGATGGTATTGATGTTATCCAAATCGTTAACTTTGTTAAGCATCAAAACCCACACGGCCTAGAGAAAGATAGTGAACTACCAAACCGTAATGGTATCTATACTGTGTACTATCGTAATCCCAAAAACAAAACGATTGTAGGAAAGCCAATTCAGTTAAATAAGAATGATTTGAAGCATTTTTACGATAAAACAGGTCCATTTGCCCCTCAAAATACTGGTTCTGCTGTTGAAAACAGTTATCAAGATAACGAATCGAATCAATCAAACACTAATGGGAACGCACAAGAACAGTTAGATAACGGTTCTAACACTGTTTCTATCTCAGACCAAAACGCCCTGAATCCTGAATCCTTTAATCTGAATCCTGATTCACTGAATCCTGAATCCTTTAATCAGAATCCAGAAGGTAATAACAACTCCGCCGTTTGCGTAGTTGATTCATCGACTCAAGCAAAATTTAGTTTCAAGAGTGCTTTGAAAAAAAATGGTGTACCTGAGAAAGACGCTGCTGAGTTCTTGCAAGTTCGTAAAGCGAAGAAAGCTCAGAATACCGAAAACGCTTTTGACGCACTTTTGAATGAAGCCCTAAAAGCAGGAATCACCCTTCAGGAAGCCGTTGAATATTGTTTGAAAAGACAAAATCCATGGGGAGCATTCAAAGCTTCTTGGTACCAAAACGAAAATCCCGAAATGACTACTGGTCATGAGCAAAACCATCAATCATTACCACGCAACGTAAATGAACAATGGGGAGCACCAAAACAATATGAACCAGTAACTCACACAGAAGTGAAGGGTGGATTGATATGAACGCAATGCCTCAGAAATTGGATTATAAAATTACCCAAACAAATCAGATTTGTACGATACACAATCAACACATGATCAATGTTCACGGTCGAATCGTTTGCCAGTCATGTGTTGAGGAAACCATGCAGCAGTCAAATGAAAAATATGAAAGTGAAAAGAACAAACGTATTTTGACTTTAAAAATGGCTCGAGCTGGTATTCCTAAAAGACATGTAAATAGCGGCTTTAGTAACTATGCGGTCAGTCACAAAGGACAAGACAAAGCTCGTAAAACTTGTGAAAAATTCACTATGGATTTCAATGCACGAGTTTTTAGAAATTTACTTCTTGTTGGTCGCACTGGTACGGGTAAAACCCATCTTGGTTCATCAATTCTGAAAAATATCATCATTAAAAACTGGGAAGCTATTTACATCACGTCTGCAGACCTAGCTGAAGATATCGCTGGTGCTTATCGCCGTAGCGGTGATAGTGAAGATGAAGCGCTAAAACGCTATGTGAAAAAAGATTTATTAATTATTGACGAATACGGTTTACATGACCGTGCTGAAAAACGTCCTCAACTGCTTGAGAGTGTTCATAAGGTTCTACTCACTCGTTATGACGAGTTGAAGCCAACAGTAGTGATTTCAAACCTAAGTCTTTCTGAGGTCCGCGAAGATCTTGGGGATCGACTATGGTCAAGATTTCAGCATGATGGCTTAGATATTGTGGAATGTGATTGGGATGATGCTCGTATAGGTGGAGGTAAAGCACAGTGAACGCATTTGTTGATATGAAAAAATCGGAATACGCATTAGTTGCTTACTCAAACGTTGCAGCTAAATCAAAAGAGCGTAAAGCTTTAGAAAAAGCAGTTAAAAAATGGTTAAAAAAACCAGGTAATAAAATTAAAAAAATTACCTCTGATGAAGTTGAAATTATTGCAGTTACTCATGGTACAGCATCAACGTATAAACGAATGGGTTGCCGTTGTGAAATTTGTGTTACTTGGGCCATTTCATCAGGTTTTGTAAAAACGAAGCCGAAGTCTGAAATAAAACGTGGTCCAGATGAGCGTCAATTGCGTATACAGGCACAAAAACAAGGTTTAGATAGGTTTGCTCAGGTATTTAAAGAAGACTGGCAGTTACTAGCATTTGAGATCGGGTACGCGATTACAGCTTTTCAACTTGAACGGGTTTATCAAGGTAAGTCTGAAATTAATCAATATTTCACATGGAAGTATGTGAAGAAAGTTGCTGACCAATTAGTTACTGAAAAGTTAAAAGCTGATAGGGGGTAAATTTATTAATTAAGTTTAAAATAAGCTCTTCTTTTGAAGAGCTTTATAGAAGGTATACTGCACAAGATAATTTAAATTGGTTTACATATATGTTAATTCTTGAACAATTTAAGCAAGCAGATCTTTCTGAAAAAATTGCTGCATTCACGAGTACAGTTATTTTGATTGGTATTTCTTATAAATTAGGATACTACTTTACTAAATCATTAGATAGTTTATGGATAATTCAGTTTTTTAATATTTTTGATTTGGCATACGCTTCATTAAGACTGCTAATTTTATATTTTTTAATTCTTGTATTACATGACAAAGTTTTTGTAAAAGGTAGTGGAGAAAGAAATATTATTAAATTTGGAATTGGACTAATGATAATATGTCTTTACTATATATACGAAATAATAACTGAAAAAGTTGCTTTTGGTTTTTTCTTTTCAGTATCTCTTTTTTTTGGAATTTTTTTTGCATTTTCAATGTACAATACTAGAGATTTTGTGAAATATATAAGTATAACGTTCTTGATTGTAGTCATTCCTTTTCTACAGGGTATTTCGGATATCCAAAAAAATATACATCGTGCCGATTTACCAAAAGTTTTAATTAAGGAAAGCAAGCCAAATGAGGATTGGAGATTTTTGGATAAGGCAAATGATAAATTAATACTACTTAACCAGAACAACCCAAAAGAAATTAAAATTGTTGGAATGGATGAAGCCAAAAAATTCACAAATAGTAGAAATATAAAATGAGTGTTAAGATCATATATTAATAAAACTGAGCAAATAAATGAAAATATGTATTGGCGGTGATCTCGACGGACAGGTTGTTGAGAAAGATGTTTATTCATTTAAAGCTGCTGAAATTGATCCAGAGAAAAAGTCAGAGTATTTCATTCAAAGTTATATTCTTGGAGATAAGCGATTAAGGTTTTGGATTTGTTTTGATATAGATTTTCATGAAACCTCACAAATCGTTGAAAAAATGATGAGAACAAAACATTAAAAAATATATTGATTAGATACGATTTATATTTTATATTATGTGAACTAGTTATCGCTTTAGTTTTTGTAAGTTTATAGTCCGCAACTTCCCCAAGGTGCGGACTTTTTTTAATATTAAATTATAGTTAATCTAGCTAAATTATATTTTTTTAATACCTCATAGTTAGTTAATTCTTTTAATTGCAAAAATCCAGCCCCATTTCTCCATTGGGGAAGATATACCTCTCCCCAACCACCAGCATCTTTACTTTCATAGATAGTTTCAATAAAGCTTAAATCTTCAAATTTAAATAATTTAACAAGCTCATCATATTTAGATTTTTTTTCAGCCTTAGAAAAAATTGTTAATGGGCGGGGTCTCCAACCTTTATTAAGTGCTAAATGAGGCCACCACATTATATGTGTTTTACTTTCTATAATTGTTATTGCAGCTGATTTAAGATAAAGAATTATATCTATATCAACTAAATCATCAAAAGTCACAATTTCGTTATCAATATTTAATTTTAGAAATTCACTAATAGGTTCAATTTTATCTGGGTAAATTCTTTTAAGATAATTAAGACATTCTGAAGGTGCGAAAATCTCAAAACTTGTAGAACGTTCCCTAGAGTGAACTTTTAAATGCTTTGGAGAGTAGATATAAATTTCTTCAAGTAAATCTTCTATAGCTGAAAGTTCATCATTTTTTAGATAGACTGCTAATGTGGAAGTAAATATTTGATAAATAATTGATTCAAAAAGTGAAATATTTGCTATGGAGTATGATTCATTAGGTTCAACTTCTAAAAACTTTAAAGATAATTCTAGAAATTTTTTAAAATGTTTAAAATGTTTTTGATCAGGGGCGTGGATACATAAAGAATTTAACAGGTGTTTATATTCTCTTATATGTGGTTGAACTAAATTAAAGTTTTTTAGAAGTGCTTTTGAAGCAAGTTCTTCATCATTTTCAGTAATAATTAATTTATCTAACTCACTTAGAAACTTATAAAGATAAGTATTGATTAAACCGCTAATATTCGATTTGCCTTTTTCGATTGCATCTAAAGCAAAACGGTATTCAGTATTAGTTCGTAAGGAAGTATCATTGGCATCTTCAGTTATGTAACTAGGTCTTTGACCTGATCTCTTTGGACGCTCATATTCAAATCTTCCATATATCCAACGGACAAGTTGTTCAAATTGATTTGGAAAGTTATCTGAGTCAGATAGGTCTAAATATATTCTACTTGAGTAAAATACAGGTGGTTTTGCCCCAGGTTCAGCGATAACTGCAACAATATCTTTAGTTTCTTTTCTAGAGTAAAGTTCTTGAGATAGAATTGTTGATTCTGTTCCAACACCACCTGATCGATTATTTGCTCTTTCTGTATACTTTTGATCAATAACCATAATAATTTTAGTAATACTTGGATCTAAAACCATGCCCTCCATGAACGCTATTGAATCTTGTCCAGGTCTTAAATCCCATTTATCAAAAATTACATGTATATCTGCATCGTGAAGAGAATGAGCTAATTCATCTACCCATTTTTCATGCTCTGGTGTGGTCCAGCTATATGAAATAAATACTTTTGGTTTTTGATCATGTATTTCAGTCATTTTAAGTTATCTTGAAAATTAGAAGTTGTGATTAATTGTGAATAATTCACTATAAAAGAAAATAAAATTTAATCAATTTATATATAACAACTAAATTTAAAATTCATTTTTATGATTGGAACTGTATCGAACGGCACAATAACATTTAATAAATAATCATTTAGATAAAATTTAAATGAGTTTTTCCGAATGTCATCACGTTCAAAACGCCGTCAGTGGAGTGAATTTTTCTCTAATAATAAAAGACAGGAACTCTTTAAGGATTTCAGTGTTTCAACAGGTAATAACAAAGTTAAAAAGCAAAAAACTAGCTCATCTAAACATGTGCTTTTCCCGTGCCATGTTGAAAAAGAAAATGACGGTGAAAATAGTATATATAGGGGAACCACAGGCGGTGTTATCATTTCTGGTAAGCAATACATCACAATCAAATTGCCTTATGGATTAAGCGCTAACGAGATTTGGCGGGCTACAATTGATCAGAATGGAAAGCAAAGAAATAGTCTTTCATTAGGTGCTAAAAAGTATAAAGACAAGGTTCAAAAACAATATGGACCTATGTTTAGAGCACTTAAGTTAAAAGCTATCGATCAACTTTGTGAAATACGGTTAATTGTTCAACCACCACTTAAAACTCGTTCTTACAGTGCTAAGACATATCCACGATTTGATATTGATAACTATCCCAAACTTATTATTGATAGTGTCAAAGGTGATGGCTTGTTATTCAAAGACGACAATATTTTCATAAGTGAACAAATTAAGCTGGCAGAACCATGTGAAGACGGTTGTGTCTGGCTTTCTTGTGTTTTTACAGATGAAACTGATTGGTTATCTAAAACTGTAGATTTTGATTGGTTAGCTGGGAGAAGCATTTAAATGGCGAAAAAGAGCGATTTGCAACGTCGAGTACTTATCGGTAGAAAACTTGCAATGGCGCGTGACATGGCTCAATTACGTCAAGAAGACGTAGCATTAGAAATATTCGGAACACCTCATAAGAATCGAATGAGTGAAATCGAAAATGGTAAGTTAATGCCAGATGCAGAATTATTATCTGTGCTATGCCAAAAATATGGTGTGTCTTCTGATTGGGTACTTGGATTTACTGTTGAGCCAGAGCTAGATAAAACTGCTTCTGTAGCAGGTATTTTGTTTAATAGTCTTGGCGATATGATGAGTGAATATACTCAAGCCATGGCTTTTCAATTAAGCATGGCCGCTGCACAGCACATAACGTCATTTCCAAAAGCTTTAACAGTACAGTTACTAACTGCTTCAAAAGAGCTTATTCAGGCTTGTTTATCTCAAGACCAATCTATTCAAGACAGAGTATTACCTGAATTACAAGCTTTAATGCTTATTGTTCGTGAATGTGAACAAAATAGAGCTAAACAGATCCGTAACCTAGAAATGGCTATTGATGATGTTTTCCAGCGTGACGAAAACGATTTAAAGGAAAAGGCATTGATTGACCTTATTCAAAATAAAAAGCGTTTTAGTAAGGCTTCTTTACAGCAACAAGCTATAGCGGAAGTAAAACAAATAGGTCTATTTACAGAGTAATGGATAGACACAAATGGCACGCAAGATTGAATATTCGGAAGAAATTTGGAACCGACTAAAAGAAGTCTATGAATCTTCACCTAAGATTACATGGCAAGGTTTAGTTGATCATGTTGGTGAAGAGCTCGGTTGTGAGATGCCTTCACCATCAGTAGTACGCCGTAAAGCACTTGCTGAAAAATGGAAAAAGAAAGCTAAATCTCTAGTCAAAAAGACTGCCCGAGAACTCAATAAAGAGATTAAAAAATTGACCAATAAAAACAATGGTCAAGATGAGTCACAAGATTCTGAAAATAAAGAAAAAAGTAATAGTCAAAATTCAGTCAAAAAAACGTCAAATATTGCTGAATTTAATAGTCAAAACTCAAAAAATAACAGTCAAAGCAACGGCGGTAGTTCTTCGGTCAATGAGAACTATTTAAAGTCCGCATTAGTTGTGAAAAATAACCGTATAAGAGCTCACAAATTAGGTGAGTTAATTACCGATACAATCGACAGTGTTATTCATATTAGAGATGAAGTACTTAATCTGAATAATCCAACTGAAGATGAATTGGCGCTGGTAAAGTTTAAAATGGGCTTGATTATTCAAGTGGTTGATTTGAACGTTAAACAAAGTATCAGCATTTCTAACATTGCTCGAACTGAGGCAATGTTCTGGGGATTAGATGTAGATGATCTTAAAGATCAGTCAGAAGTTCAAGCACGGCGTAGTTCTGTTATTTCGGGTGCTGAAGAAAGAATGGCAATCGCAAAAGCAAATATGAAAAAGAACAAAGAAGAAGCGTTTATGCGTAAACTCGCCCTCATAGAAGCTGGTGAAATTGAACCAGAAGATTAATAAATTAAAAAATATTAGTTTTTTTTCAGAGTTAATATCAGGTGCTTACTATAATGTAGAAAACACTAAAACTTAAGGAGATGTTCAATATGTCATCTAGCATTACAGCAGCTGATGCGGCAAAAATCGCGGGTTCAAAAGTATTATCAGTCGAAGCTATTATTGATCAGATGAATGATCAAATTATTAAGGATACTCTAGTTGGTAATAGACTTAGTAGTTTAACTTATCAAAAGGTAACAGCTGATATCACTAAGTTAGAAGAAGTCAGAATTTTATTTGAAAAATTAGGATATCAGGTAAAAATTATTACAGATAGTCCAATTGTAAATACCATTCAAGTTCAATTCTAAACCTTAGGAACTTGCTTACGCTTTAAAATTTAAAAATTGCCAAAATGCCCTATATCAGTATAGGGCATTTTTTGTTATGACAGATTCAAATCACAATAATCCAGTTTTATCTTATGATGAGCTTGGCTTTATCATTGGTATGAAACGAGTTGAAAAAAAAGTAAGTACGATTGATTCAAATATTGAAAAGATTATCGAAATTCTTACTCAAAGCTTTGAAGAGCAAAAAGCACAGTTTGCTAAGCCTCAGCCTAAACTGACTGAATTTCAAAAAATGCTTAATGCTGTCAATAATAGACCAGTATTAGACTTCGAAGATTTATTAAAAGAAAAAGCAAATCCAATCACACAGCCTTTTGTTGTAGCCGACAAGTTTGTGAAAGACTTTGCTGATGAATTAGAGCAATCAGTTAGTGACCTTAATTCAGCAAATAAAGAACGAATCAACCAGCCAAAGGTACAAAAGCCAGCTATAGAAATTAATAGTCATGAAGATTTGGGTAAGATCGTAAGTTCATCAACACCAGAACGTGATGAGAAAGGGCGTTTTGTTTCTAATCAAGAAGATGTTAAAAACCAATCCGCTATTAGCAAAGTTGCACAAACTATTACCACGGCGGTAAAAGGTGTAATGCCGAACTCACCACAAGGTGTTGATCCTACAGTTGATGCAATAAATGAAGTTAGTCACTTACTTTCACCTGTACGCCGTGCTGCTGGTTTAGCGATGCGACCATTAACAGGTTTTATGCGTAGTAGAAAACGGAATGAACCTTTACCGCGAGAACAAGAAAATCATAACCGCAAACAAATAAAACTATTGCAGCGTATAGCTGATAATTTAGCGTCTAAAGGCGGTTTGCTTGGCTCTATAGGGAAATTACTTACTACAGCCCTATCAGCAGGCAGTGGGCTGTTAGGCGGTGCCTTAGGTAAAGGAAAGAAAGGTGTAGGGAAATTAGGAAAGGGCTTGGGTAAACTTCTCAAGTTTGGCCGTGGTCTACCCGTAATTGGTGCACTTGCTGCTGGTGCATCATTGTTAGATTGGAATGAACAAAGTACACAAGAAAAGGGCGGTACAGTTGGTAGTCTTGCTGGTGGGGTGATCGGCGGTACGGTAGGATCCATATTTGGTCCAGCTGGTACCTTGATTGGTGGTATGGCTGGATCTTGGATAGGTAACCAGCTTGGTACAGCAGTTGCGCCGTATTTTAAAGAGTGGACAGATTCATTAATAGCTGCAGATGTACCAGGTATTATTAATACTGCTTGGAAAGGATTTGTAAGTTATGCATCTAATGCTTTTGATCAGGCGAAAGGCACTGCTTCAAAAGTTGTAGATGGCGTTAAAGATACTGCTGGTGATACCTTAGATTTCATTAAAGATAAATTTAACAGATTTAATCCCTTTCATGACGGCGTTCCAACATGGGGAATCGGTCAAGGCGTTTATAAGCCGGGCTTTGGTGCAAATAAAAATGTACCTGCTTATGGATCAACTATTTCTCCAATTGGTGAAAAAACTAAGGAAAAGCAACTTGCAGTTTACAATGCTATGAAGAAAGCTGGTTTTAATGATAATTGGGCTGCTGGTTTAACTGCTTCCGTTGGTCGAGAAAATGATTATCGAGATGAATATTTGTTTGGTAAACATCAAGATAAAGCTGGTGGAATAAATATGGGAATGATTTCTTGGCAAGGAGCCCGTAAAGACCGGCTTACGGCATATATGAAGGAAAGGGGATTACTTGATGCAAACGGTAATATGGTACGGAGCCAAGCAGCTTTAGATGCACAAGGTGCATTTATGAAGCATGAAATCGAAACGAATCCAGAATATGCTTCAGTTAAAGCTTATATGCAAAAAAAACCAAATGCATCAAAAGAAGATATTGCCCGAGTTCTCGGCACAAAATATGTAAGATGGGCGTATGGGCAAACAAAGCTTCGCAATGGGAAGTCATTTGATTATAGACCGCATTTAGAAAAGGAATATAAATACAGAGCTAACATTGATAAAACTGTTCAGGAACAGAAAACAAATCTACCTAGAGAAAATACCCCAGCTGTATCAGGATTGAAATCAAGTCATATTGTGGCCAATACAAAAGCTAAAGTTGCTAGTGTTTTAAGCACCCAAAAAGCTATCGTTCCCCAAGCTACTACAAAAGCAAAACCTTCATTAAATAATCAAAGTAAATTATTAACTAATGTCACGCCGTTTAAGCAACCTTTAAATACTCCTAACCCACAGGAAGTTGTTGTTGTAAATCAGAATAATGGTAACATCGGGCAGAATGTTAATGACCGTTTCCTTGCTCATGCACTTACTGGTGGCATTGGAATGTATAAGAATGAGGCTTAATCATGAAAAGACTTTTAACTATAATTGCTACTAGTTTGATGGTAACTGCAGTAAATGCTAACCCTTTAACAGAGTTTCCAAAAAATGCACAAAATGCTCAGTATCTTGCATCATGCTCAGCATATATAAATCAGTTTTTAATTATTGATCGGAAATTAGGTACAGGTGTGGTGAGTCCAAAAACTACAAATACAGCACTTACTAAAGTATTTGCATTTGGATATGCCTCAATTGCTTTATCAAATGAGCAAGAATATTCAAGGAATTACACTAAAGCTTTATTGGATATGAAAAGCACAGAAGATAAGTATTTAAATGCTGGGGCTTCTAAAATTAAAGAATATACAGATTATTTGTCAAAGCATGTAAATGAATGTGTTCCTAAATCTACTAAAACAGTTGAAACTTTGCAGGTAGAACTTACCTCTTTTATGCAAGCTATGAAACAACCTGAACATCAACCTTTGATGAAAGGAATTCAAGCAACTTTATCTATGACGAATCAAAATCACATTAATGCAAATTAATAATCCCCTATAAGTAAAAGGGATTGAGTCAATCAATCCCTTTTTTTAATTAAGAACGGTACATATCTAAGTATTTTTCTTCTGAAATATTACATAATAACTTAAAGAAGTTCTTTCTTGAGTCTGGAGTAAGCTCTTGACGAGGCAAAGGTAGAAGTTGATCTACTGCACCTACTGGCCCCCAAGTTGAAGTAAAAGGAACAGGAATATTGATAAAATATGCTTTATCAGAAATAACAGCAGCGTCTAAAACCTCTTTTACTTCTTTATATCTAGGATACCTTTGAGCGGTCAAAAATAATCCGTCAAAAATCACATACGCATTAAAATCTTCTAACTCAACTAATAATATTGCACCCATAAGAGGAAGGTTAGTTTCAGGACCATCTTCGCGGCTAAAACCAGGTGTAGGTTTGTTATGGGTAGCAAAAAGAAGTACCTGAATACACTCAGGCATTTTTATATATTCTATAAGATTTATGCAGTTTTCTGTCGTATTGCCATGACTACCCCTTACTGCAAGATATTTGTCTTGTTCATGAAAAGCAGCATTTTGAAGATTAGCGTGCGGCAGATACTCATTTAAAGATTTATTAATATCTTTAGTTTTTTTAATGATACTTCTTAAATTATCAAAGCCACTTTGATCTATATCTGATTTCTTTAACTCTTTGTTAATCCGAGGTAAGCGTATTGGAGTTGCAAGAATCAAATCATTTGAATAGTAGTAATCATTCAACTGTTTTTCAATCTCATCTAAATCTATCGGAGCAAAGCTTTTTTCCAGTCGAGCTACAATGTCCTGATTCATGGACCGGTTTAATTCTTTAGCTGAGTCGGCAATCTTATCTTTCAATTCTTGCGGCATTCGAACTTTGTATTCGACACCTAGATGTTTACTCATAAGAAATTCTAAAGCAGTGAAAAGTTAAATAAATAATAATGAACCCCAGTGGGGTTGACAAGAGGGGGAGAGAATAATAAATTTAAACCACCCCCAGTGGGGGTGACCCCGAGTAATCTTGCCGGATCGAACTCGGGGTCTATCAAAAATCACATGAAAAAAGGATATTGATATGACTAATTTATCATACATACCACAAGTTGTGTCATTTCATGGCACTGAACTCTTCATTGTTGAACATGAAGGGCAACCCTATGTTCCAATGCGTTCAGTTGTTCAAGGAATGGGGCTTGATTGGGCGGCACAATTTACCAAGTTAAAACAAAGGTTTGCAACCTGTGTTGTGGAAATAACAATGCAGATATTGGGAGATGATCAGTGCCGTGCTCATACATGTTTATTGCTTAGGAAATTACCTGCATGGCTCTATTCAATAATGCCAGGTAAAGTTAAACCTGAGATTCGTGACACAGTAATCATGTATCAGCAAGAATGCGATGACGTATTGTGGAACTACTGGACAAAAGGACAGGCACTCAACAAGCGCTTTACTATTTCTCCAGAACAACAAAATGCATTACACGAGATAGTTGATCGCCGTGCAGGAAAAGATCGAAGTCTAAGAGTTTCGATGTGGATACGTCATAATAGGCACTTTAATATTTCAAAATATAGTCAATTACTCTCAATTCATTTTAATGATGCGAAGCAGTACCTTGAAACGATGCCACTTCAAAATTTTGCTCCCACTGAAACAGATACGTTACAACGGTTAGAGAAGTTTGTAGATAATCTTGCAGCACGTTATCCCGCATTAGAAACTCCCCTTGCTTATGACATTGCACATCAATTAGGTGAGAAGCTAAAGTATCAATCTCCAAAAGGTCCGAAAAACTTTTGGATATCGATTCAAGAAAACGGCGTTATTTCTGTTCATCAATATTCACTTCATTACACACCCATTAATGTTGTGCAATTGAGTGAAAAGTTTAATGGCTTATGGGAGTTTTTACATAAAGATGAGGTGCTTGAGCTTGGTAAAGTATTAAAACGCTTTCCTTATGAACCTGTGAGAGCATAAGGGCTTATAAATATTTTAAGATGTTCTTTAATAGAACTCCCCGCTAAAAAGAAAGCTAGTATGAAAAATCTAGCTTTCTATGCTAAATCTTAATTCTGCAAATGTGTTTATTTTTTAATTAGATTATATGAAAATAAGAAAAAAAGGTATAAAATTCAGGCTATTAATCATGCTTATTAATTAATGGATATTTATGAATACTAATGATCAAAAGAAAATAATCAATTGGATTAAGAATGAAAAGTTCTCACATCTAAATTTTTTAGAAGAAGAATGGAATACTTCGGATAATGATTACTATCCTGGATATTATTACTTTATACTTGATATGAAAAATGATAATAATGACTTTGTTTTTGATGAAATAGTTAAAAGAAAAGGATCGGAGGCAGAAGCCTATTTTTATCTTGGTTATGTCGCAGGAAAAATATTTGATTATAATAAATCAAGACATACCGAATTAGGATTTTATCGAAAGGCTTTATTGATAGATAGCAATCATGCAGATGCAAATTGGAGTGTATTTTATTATACAAATAAAATTGATCATTTGCTAAAGTGCTTAAACTATTTTTATAAGAATGATGAAATCCAAAAAATTAAAAATGTATTAAATAATATATATGATCTAGATGGTTTAGAAGAACTGAGTAGAGAGGAATTGTTATTTTTAAAAAAAATATTAAATCATAATGAACTTAGAGGTAATCGAAATATTGATAGGATACTAATTGATTTATGTTTTTGCTTGGGTGATTTAGAAGAAGGATTGGAAATTATTAATAATGTAGATAAGGTAAATTATAGAATTATTAAAAAGTATATTGATGAAAATTTAATTACTTTGGAAGACTCTCTTTTAAAAATAAATAGTTTTGAGTTAGGAAAAATAAGAAATTGTGACAAAAAGAAAATCTATGAAGTTTTTTTAAATGAAGCGAAAGCTGGAGGGCCTAACCCTACCATTGATGTGTTGATCCAAAAAGCATATGAGGCAAGAAATTTTAATGATGTTATTTCACACTTTGAAAAAGCTAACAAAGAAGATAAATTAATAGCAATAATAGATTCACATTTATATTATCTATTAGCTCAAATAGAGTTGGATAGAGATTCTAATAAGCAAATATATGAATATGTAATTAATAAGTTTAATGATTTAAATTTTCTAAAAAATGATAAAAATTCTTACTTTCTATTTTTAATATTGAAATTTAAATTAATATGTAAGGATCTTGAAAAAAAAGTGAAAGAAAATTATTTTTCGAATTTTTCAATTGAAAATTATTCAATTTTTAAAGAAGCAGAAGAAATATTAAAAAAAGATGAAGTTGTAAATAATATAATTTACACTAAATTAAAAGGAATGTTAAATGGTATTAAAGATAAATACCATAAAGAGAAATTAGAAGAGAAATTAAAAGAATATGGTGACAGTTTATCCTTAGAGGAATTTGAACTATCTGAATTTAATGAATATTGCTACGTAAGTATTTCATGTGAAAATTATGAAAATACAATTGAGAATATTAATAAATTTCATAAATTCAATAGGCCTACAATGAGCACTTTAAACTCTTTATCAATTTGTTATATGCATATTAATGATTATAAAAATGCTTTTAAATATTCTAAAGAAGCCTTGGAGTGTATGAGATCTTCGAAAGAATATGATTATATCGTCATTAATAATTATCTGGATTTATATAAGAAGGCTAATTGTGAGGATGTTTCAAAAGAAGAATATAATAAACTTGTAGATGAATTTAATCTGGGCTTGGTGAAGAGTTTTAGGTGGAATAATTTTCTTTCTACTAGATTTAATGTCCTATATAAATATTCTCCATTTAATGTTAATACAATCGATGCTTTAACAAATCAGTATTTCTTCTTACCTAGTAAAAGATTGTTAAATGATCCTATTGAATTACCGGAACTAAGTAAAATTCGACCAGATACACATATACTTGAAAATTATAATATATGTTCATTTTCTAATAACGAGAATTCGATGTTAATGTGGTCACATTATGCTCAGCAACATCAAGGGATTATGGTTGAGTACTTCTTTGGAGGGGAGTTACCTTTTGGGTATGGAATTAGTAAGGTTGACTATGCTGATGATAAAAAAAGATATAAAGATAAAGATGAGTATATATTCAATCAGTTTCTTTTAACTAAAAATAAAGATTGGTCTTATGAAAATGAAGTCCGTCTTTTTACCTTTTTGAATAATAAAGTTGAATTTGAAACTTATAAATATCCTAATCCGGACAGGACAAAGATTAATGCATCTATTAAAAGTATTACATTAGGCTTAAATTTCCCTGAGGATAAAAAGAAATTAATTGGAATAATTGTGAACACTTTAAATGCTAAAAAGTTACCACATGAATCTAAGATTTCAGTTAAACAAGCTTTTTTGTGTGAAGATAATAGCTATGCTTTAGAGTATAGAGAACTATTACTAGATTATTAGGTATTATGATCTTGTTGCTATGATATTATTTTACCTATAAATCCATAGTCATACATTTTCTTATTTACAGTTTTTTATTTGGAATTAACCTGAAATTAAAGCCAGCTAAGAAAGCTGGCTTTTTTTTACTTAACAAAAACTTGTATAGCCTTTGATAGATTCTTAATAATTATTTCTCTTTCATAGCGAGAATCAAAAGTTTTAGGATTTTTTACATTGAGAACTTTCTGCTGAGCTAGTGTCAATGGAATCTTATCGTTTTTGTTATTAACTAGGGAATTATCGATATCGATTAAAGTGTTTAAATCAGCAGTCTTTTGAATATTCAGCCACTGGATTTGAACATTCATTTGAGGAAAAGTTGCATTGAAAAAGGGAGTAAATTTTTTAGTAGAAATTGATATTTCTTGGCCCTTGTATTTACGAACAATTAATTCATTTGTATTGCAGAGCAAGATATCCGCATAAACCAAGTCATTGCCAAATTGTTGAATCTTATTTGGTTCAAGGTGAATCTCTTGACCCTCATAAACAAAATACATTTAAAACTTCCATATAAATAAATTAGTGATGTTTCAGCCATTCTTTGTGGCCTATTATTCAGTTGTATCATTTAATTAGATGATATGTGTAGTTTATTTTTTAATAAGTGCAACGCTTTGAAACTTGGATGGAACCTTTCTCATTTTGTTAGGTTAGGGAATATCAAAATAGCCTCATTGATAAGAGGTTATTTTCATGGGCAGTCTTAATCTTGCAGCTGTAACAGCTACCACTCCATATATTAAAAAAATCCAATCTGCATTAGCAAAAGCAACAGGCCAAACTATCGTTACACCAGAGTTTCGAAAAATTAAACGCGTTGCTGGTGTCAGTGTTTTACCAGTTACTTTTTTCTTTTCTGGTGGTGCAACACTTACGCTTTATGTTCGTGCTTTAGCAGATGTGGTCAAGGCAGAACTTAATGAAAAAGTGATTGTGCTATCAGGTGATTTTAGTGATGACTATAAGCCAACTTTTGATAATGCTGTTAATGGTGTAGCAAAGCTAATTCGTGAAGCACAATCACAGATTCAAGCTCAAAACAAACGTGAAAAAGTGCGTCTTCCTCCACGCCGTACTTCAGTAGATCAAAAGGCTGTAGAGGTTGAAGAACAAGAACAAAAGCTTGATGAAGAATTAGTAAAACAAACGGCGCAACGGGATCAACTTTTGGAAAAAATTGAACTAGCCAAACAGCAGCTTGGTAACAGTTCTATGACGGAGGCTGGTCAATCCGAATTGGGAAAGTCGATTAGTGAAATCGTATCAATTTCCACTGATTCCAGCGCAAATATTTTCAAAGAAAATAAATTATCAAACCTTTCTGATACTGTAGAATTGACTATAGATAAGTCTATGAAGTGGAAGGACATAGTGTCGAAATATTTGGGAAGTGATCATCCACTTTCAATTGAAGAACAGGAAGAAATTGTTAAAGAATGGGTAAGTCAAAATGAATTAAGAATTCTAAAAAATGATCTTTTAAACTCAGATGAGATTGTTAAAAAGTCAAAAGAATATGGTCTAACTTTACCAGAACAAATTGCAATTCGTTATTGGTCTGGAACAGGTTGTGGGGGAATTAATGGTGTTTTACATCGAACAATTCCTTATTCAAAAGAACAAGTTTTAATTGAGTTAAAAGGCATTTCTCTATTGCGACAAGCATTAGATAAATTGCCAAATTACAATGAGGAGGTCGTTTATTCGCGACAAGAATTACCTCAAAATTTACTTGAATCGATGCTGAATTATGAGACTTATATTACTGAAGGTTTTTTAGCAGCTAATAGACAATTTGACCTATTTTCTCAACGTAAAATTAGACTTATCATTCAATCCAAAACTGGAAAACACATTGAATGGATCAGTGAGAATTCCGATACAGAAGATGAAGTCTTGTTTAAAAATTCCACTTCGTTTAAAGTATTAAACATAGCAGATTCAACGACAGATGAATCTATTGAAATTGGTCATATTTGGTTCTACTTAGAGGAGGATGATAATGAATAAAGTAATGTTAAATATGCCTCTTGAATTACAGATGAAACGAGCTAAAGAAGCTGGTTTAACATTGCAAGAATGGCAAAAGGCAATGGAAATTAAATTAGCGAAAATGCGCCGTAGTGCTGTTCAATCAATGAGACCTACAGGTAAATTTGTTTCAGTTTCTCGTGCTGATGCTGAACGTTTCCAACGAAAAATGGATTCAGCAATTGCATAGATTGCTTCAAGAATTTTTTAAAAAAAGGCTGCTTAATTGCAGTCTTTTTTATTGGAAGTTGAATTAGTTTGTTCGAATAAATTAGGGAAAAATAAGTTAGAGATTTTTTAAAATTAATAGACTGCTAGATTGCGGTCTTTTTTGTTTTGGAACCTTATAAATATCGAGAAGGTTCAAACAACTACTCTTATAAAAATCCAAATTAAGGGTAGTACCATGCAAATTCAAATCGGTATAGATATTGTCTTAATTCTTGCATTTTCTGCGTATCTTTATTTCATAACGGGGTGGAATGGCAAAAATAAAGCGGCATCAATAAAACAATTTCGCCAAATTCCAATTAACCTTTTATTTAAAGAAATAAGATGGATGTACTTCGCTTGCATGGCATGCGTAATGATCACAATTATTTTAGTTGATTGGCGAATCTATTACGTTGCTTGCTACTTTGATGCATTAAGCGTTTCGCTTTGGATCTTTCTAATCTATTTTTCTATTTTTTCTACTTATCAAATTGGCACTGCAATTTTACTAAAGCTTTTGACTATTTTTAGCAATAGAGCAACTTCCTAATGATCACAGCTAAGTCAATTTTAGACATGGTTGATTATTGGCTTAATCATCCTGTCAATGGGAAGTATGGGTCTGATTTTGGTGCACCTCTTTACGATTTGCTTATGGCTCCACTCGATGCAAGGGTTGCAGATAGCTTTCTAATTAAGATGAAAAAGGATCTGCCTTTATTATCTGAGCTTAATTCTGATCAATTAGCGCTTTACACAGAAACAGAAGGCTTTGAGACTGTCCATATTTATCTAAACATCATGAATGTGCCTATTGATCTTAACCAAGTAGCAGAACGACTAAGTAAACCAGTAACAGGTGAGACATATGACATTAACGCAAGCTAATTTTGAAGCTCAGCTACAAGCAGCGATAGATGATTATGAGATTCAGGAACGTTACAAAGCTCAAGATCCATTAGTCGTTCACCAGCTGCGTTCTATGGCTAGTTTTTTGACTGCATTTGGTCCAGAAATCGATATTGCTTCAATTGAACCCTTCACAAAAACTCGGGACCGCTCAATTATTGCGGATGCTACTAATAAAGGCATCTTGCCAATCGGAACGCCGTGCCAACACTTAGTAGAAATCATAAATCGGTCAACAAATGCTGTTAGCTTAAGCCAAGGGCGAATGATTGAAGACCACAGCGGCGGTAGAGTATGGCGGTTACTTCAATCAATTACAGTTAAAGCTGGTGAAACGGCGGAAGTAATTGCAGAACAAAGTGAATATCGTGAAATAAAGTATGTGGTACCAGTAACTGAAGGGTTTCATAAATATCGAATAGATCTTTTAGAGGATCTTTCACTTGCAAATATATCCATTAAGCAGGGCAATAATAACTATGTAATTAAGCCACGCTGGATGAATGTTGAACCTGGTGAATATGCTGTAACAGTCACTACTGATAACCTTAGAAGACTGTTTATTGAATTTGGTGATTCTGAAAGAGCAGGTCGTACTCTAAAAGCCAATGATACGGTCACAATTGGTGTCCTTGAGACTTACGGTGAGGTTGATGCAAATCGTTTAAAGGATGCTGCTTTACTTGATGTACTTACTAATGATGAACAGCGGGTATCAGTGCGTTTTAAAGCTGGTGGATTGATTAGAGAGGGGGTAGATCCGTTAGCTGTATCGGAATTGCGTTTATTATCAAGCTATCCATCACTTTACGATGAAGATGCGGTATTTCTCGGTAACTTTGACTATGTGGTTCGTAAAAAGTTCATGAAGCGGGCTCAATTTATTTCTGTTTGGAATGAAACGCTTCAAGAGCAACACTTTGCAATCACATACCGTGACATTAATCATTTAAATCTTGTGGTGGTTGCGAAGAATCCAGCAGAACAAGCTATCTTAGAACAAGATATCTGTCGATATATAGGTTTTTGCGATAACTTGTATGAAGGTAAGGTTAATGTACATGAAGTAGTTGAAAAGCCATTACCAATAGTAATCACTGGCACATTAGCCTCAGTACATAATACCGATATGGTCAAAACCCAGATTATTGAATTACTAGTTGAGCGCTATGGCCGTGAAGCACTTAGCTCAAGCCGTTGGTTAGTGAATGGTTTTAATAGTCAAGAAATGTCAAAGCTGATTAATGACAATATCGTAGCTTTCCAAGACCGGATGAGCGATTTCTCCATTAAACTTTCAAATGAGATTAATAAGCCTAATGAATGGGTTTACATCACTAAGGACAGTATTGTAGTAAATATGGAGCGTACAGCTGATATTTCGGGGGCAACATGGACCCTATAAACTTTACACGTCCTATTGATGAACACTATGTTAATGCTGGCTTACAAACGGCGCTTTCCAAGGCTTTTAAGCAAGTATTTGCCCAGAACTTTGAGCAGTCTATACAAGACCTACTAGATTACGGCTGTCCGCATATCGGTAGTAAAACAGTTATAGAACGGTTCTCTAAACAAAATGGACTCGTGGTTTTAAGGCGTAATAACACCTCTGATACGTTAATGCGAATTATCTATGCTAATTGGAGCAGCATGGGTAATAAAAGGGGATTAGCGTTTTTAGAGTTCGTTTTGCGTATGCTTTGGGGAAAAGATCATTATCAGATTGTTCGGCTTTGGCATAGCTTGGAAAAGCTAACAGATTATCCAGCTTATTTATCTGATATTGAGAAGCCAAATTATTTCTTAACTAGTCGGATTAGAATTGTTTTAGATAAAACAGTTGATGCAAATGAAGTGGTAGAGCTGTCACCTATATTACGGCGTTTAGTACCAGCCAATATTGTTGTTAAAGTTCACTCAATGGCATTTGATAGAGATTTAGGCGCGACAAGCTTTGCGGCGGCAATAGCAGCTAAGCCATATGCAGTTTATAACTTCCTTTAATTGGATTGGAACTGTTTAGTTCGAGCTCAAAGACAAAATGATTTCATAGTCCTGTTCATTAGTTCAGGACTTTTTTATATGCAACAAGCTCAAGAAAATGTTTTAGTAGGAATCGCAGAACCTATCAATGGTCAAGGAGAAAACTTATTAATTGATCATTTCTTAGGATATGCAAACCAAAAATTAGAACCACAAGAAATTGATAAAGTTGTAAATGGGGAAGCGGTAGAGGGCATTACAGCTTATGCTCAAGGCCATTACTATAAGATTTCAGCAAATCCTGAAACTCAAAATGCAAAAGATTTTGAAATCAGTCTTCATTTTCAGGATGGCCCAATTCCAGAACATGGTGTGAATGGGGTGACCAGTGAAGCATTGTTAAAAGTACTTATTCACCGTACTAAAACCTTGGATGAAAAGTTCCCAAGTGAGTTCAACAAACAAGCAATCATTTATATGGAAAGTGCGTTAGAAGAGTTCAATAAGCGTACAGCTGAGCGCCGTGCTCGTGGTGTCGAAGGCACTCTTCTTAAGTAATTGGGTGAAGTATGCGATTAAAAATCTTTTGTCGAAAGCGTGGTTGTTCCCAATTAATTGACTTATCTCAAATGGATTGTTTGCAAGTCTCCCAAAGTGATCATAGAGGCGGTATGGTTAGTGAGAGCTTTTATGATGTTTTTATCTCTCTAAAAAGTGGATACATCTTTGATGCAACTATTGAAGATAAACAACATGACAAACTATTGGAATTGATTGAGTGTGATCAAAAGATTTGATCTGGAACTGATTAAATTTCGACTATAGAACAATTGAAACAATAGCCTCAATCACAGCATTGGGGCTTTTTTATGGCTAGCAAAAATAGAAAGACTAAAGTTCTCTCTTACAATCTACACGATCGGTGCCGTAAATATACTGGTGTTGATCGAAGTAATGTCGATGTTGATGTAATGATCAACTTGATTAACAGTAATCATGTACAAGAAATGGTTGCAACTAACTCTTTACAAGGGTTTTACGGTCATCAAATTCGACAACGTTACGGTATGGTACCGCCTGAAACTGTTCCTATTAAAGGTAAATTGGTATATCTAGCCCCAGCGCTTAAAACAATTCAATTACGTGCTTCACAAGATGGGACTGTAGAGCATCAAGAAGAATTTTTTGACAATGAACCAGGTGAACTTGCATTAAGACAATATGCCGCACAAGCAGGTGGGTTCAGCACAGCAGTTAACTATAAGAGATTAGGTGGTCGTCTTATTCCTACTGGCTTTTTTGGTTTTGACTATGTGTCACAACCTAACTATGCAAGTAATGTAGGTGACGGTCAGTTATTTGATGGTTTATTTGTTCCTGAAGAACCAGAGGGTGTAATTTCTTGCTTTGATAGTGCAACAGATTTTTCTCAGTTATCACAACCCGAAATTATCATTGCTCAATTACTTGAAGATCAAATCTTACAGACATACGACAATATCAATAGCCAGCTTCATCTTTTAAACGAGTTAGGAAATGCTCAAGGGTTAGTAGGTGAACTATCTGAAGTAGTTGATAAGCAAAAACGAATACAACAACTTAGAGAAGAACGCAAAAAAGAACTCTATACGGGTATGGTAAATCCTGTGATGAGCTTTGATTCAGTTCAACAACAAGCTGAACAAATATTGCAATCCATGGATCAGCCAACCCTAAAAGAGAAATCTAAAAAACCAAAAAAATCTTTTGGCAATATTTTTAGCGTATGGGGGTAATAATGAAGTACCCCAACGATTCGCTTAAATGCATCCAAAACGCTTGGTATAAGCAGCTTGTGAATTTTCGTGCTTCCTATATGCCAGAGACACAATTAACGGCTGACTGGAAATTGAGAGCTATTGGCGATGCTATAAAAGCATGTCCGTCACGGATGATGGACGATTCAGAAGCAATGCTATCTGAATACAGAAAAAGCCAAAAGCATGATGAAGTGTCGAAAGTACTTTTACCCGTAATGCTCACTGCAACAGCGCTAACGGATCAACCCCCTGATGTTAATCAATTACTTCCAGTACCAGATTTTGTTGAAACGGTAATTGATGAGAAGCGGGTAAAAGTACGTCTGGTGCCAACAACTGTACGTGCTCAAATCGCATTCTTTGCCACCAATCCCAACGATCTACGTTCAGTCATTGGGCAATTTTGCGCGTACATGTCTAGCAATGATAACCGTCGTTTTAATGTGCCATTTCAGCAATGGAATGATCATGTAGTTAATTCAACATTCACTGTTTTTGAAAATGAACTTTTTCCATCACCAGTCCCAAGCGAAGCAATCAATCTTTCTATCTCAACTGTAGATATTCAGCTCGTGGGTTATACACCTAACGTCATCGGTTTCGGTGGTCCATTCGACCAAAACACAGGTAATGGTTATGAACCTGACGGCTCAGCAACGGAACAGCCCGCAATCAACGACAAAGTTGTAGTGCAAGCTGATCAGTACACATCACTCGATCACCAGCGTGTGAAGGGTGATAGAGAAACAGGTGAAATTACAGTTGAGCGTATAGATGACTGACTTAATCGATAAGGCACAAGAAAGTGCTGATTATTTATTGCAGCAAGAAATTGCAAATCGATGCCGTTTTGACGGCGAATCTGAAAAAGAATGTGTTGAATGTGGTGAAGAAATACCAGAGCGCCGCCGTGCTTTAGGTGGCGTGAAATTCTGCATTGAATGCCAAACCAAGTTAGAACGCAAACGGCGCTAAGGATACTAGTAATGTCTGGAATTATTCGTATAGACAGCCGTGTTGCTGGGTTTTCAGATCAACCAATTCGTCTCATTGGAGCCGCATTTGCAGATACTGGTGAGCTTGTTATTCAAAAAACAGTCGTTTATTCAAATTTACCTGTACCAAGTGATTTAAGAGATCAAACGGTTGTTGTTACTGACTCACCTGAACAAGTACAGAATTGGCAATTAAGTTTCAATGCTAAAGAGCATTTAGAAGAAGTGATTTCAATTTACCAAGCTCGTTACAGAGCAAAGTTAATTGAAATTGAGCCGAAGCTAAACCAGTACAACCCTAAGAACGTACTTGAAATCCGTAAGGTCGATAAAAACGGCCTTCAGCAGGAATTTGATAGCAGTAGCTTAAACAACGGCCACATTGCAATCCTGTTAGCAGTTTGGGCTAGTACAAAAATTGCTAAAGGCTTTTCGATTACTGAAGGGAATCAGTTTGAAGAAGATGCTGTAGATCCAACAATGCTTCCTTTTTCAATCTTTTAGTTAATGGTGTTTTTACGGTATGGCTTTGGCACCATTAAAAGAAATTCCCGAATGGTGGGAACTTTGTGAGCGTTATCGATACGACATCTATGCTTTCGCCGTAGAAGCATTAGGTGTCGAACCCACATGGCAACAAGAATTACTTTTTGAATCTATTGCATTTGATGGTAGTCGTACATCCGTAGCTTCAGGTCACGGTTGTTTTGGTAAAGGGACATTAATCAAATTATCCAATGGGGACTTTATCCCAGTTGAGCGGATTAATTTAAATCACAAGATCCTTGCTGCTGATGGTAAAACAGAACTAGAGGTAATTAAAACAGTAACCGGTTATCAAGAAATGTACCGGTTTGAATATGAGAATGGTAAAGCTCATACCTTCAATAAATCCCACATACTTTGCTTAATTTCTTTATACGATGGTAACGGCTGGTCGAAGGGCGACAAGATTGAATTACTTGTTTCTCAATACCTGAACTTAAAGCCAGAAAATAGAGAACAGTTTGCATCTTATAGGCTTATAGATGGTGAACATAAGCCTTTAAAAATCACATCTGTTGCCGAGCTTGGTGAAGGCAAATATTACGGTTTTGTACTCGATCCAGATCCATTTTTCTTAGGTGAAGATGACTTAGTACTACATAACACTGGTAAAACGGCCAGTGCCGGTATTGTTGCCTTATGGCATCTCTTGTTTTTTGATGAATCAATCATGATGTTTACTGCTCCGCAGATTGGGCAGTTAAAGAAACAAGTCTGGAAAGAAATCAGTATCAATCTAGCACGATTGAAGCAAGGCCCTTTGGCTTGGCTTGCTGATTATGTTGGGTACCAGTCTGAACTCGTTTACATCAAAGGCTACAAAGAAAAATGGTATGTCTTTGCTAAGACAGCACCAAAACATCAACCCACGAACTTAGCTGGTAACCACGGCGACAACTATATGGTCTGGGTCGATGAGGCCAGCGGTGTAGATGATGCTGTACTTGATGTAGCGTTTGGTGCATTAACTCACGAAGACAACCGTGCTGTAATGACGTCGCAACCTACCCGTAATGCGGGTATGTTCTATGAGACTCATCACAAGTTAAGTCATCGAGCTGGGGGTGTTTGGATTGCACTCACATTTAACGGGGAAGAGTCACCACTTGTTAGTAAGCAATCTTTAGAAGAACAACGGCAAAAGTATGGAAGCCGAGAAGATGCTCAGTATAAGATCCGTGTTCTAGGTGAATTCCCAGACTTATCTGATGAGTTCTTAATTACTAAACGTCAAACAGAAGAAATGTATGTTGGCGCGAGTATTTTTGAGGATCATCAATTTGGTTATGTCATTACGGTAGACGTTGGTGGTGGTGTTGGCCGAGACGATTCTGTAATTGTTGTTTCTAAAGTTTGGGGTGAATCCCAATGGGGAGAACGTGCACGCCGTGTAGAGGTTGTAGATATACCTTTGTGCAAAAACAGAGATGATATCTTAGAACTATTCGCAAAGATTAATGAGCTACTTTTACAGTATCCAAATGCTAACTTGGTAGTAGATGACAACGGGGCAGGTAAAGGTTTAGGTCAGTATCTTAAAAAGCAAGGTATTTTCTACGTTCCTGTTTATTGGGGCTCACAATGTTTTAGTAATGACAATAGAAAAGAGTTTACGAATAAACGGTCGTTAGCTTATGTGGGCTTAGCACGAGCAATCGCTAGTGGTCGTTTTAAAATGAAAACGAAGAAACACAACGTGAAAATTAAAGACCAATTAATTCACGTTCCATACCGTTTTGATGACTTTGCACGTTACAAAATCTTGAGTAAAGATGAAATGAAACGAATGGGAATTAAGTCGCCAGACTTGGGTGATGCTTTTGCCTTCTTATTCCTTGAGAACGTTCATTACACAGAAGCTTATGAAACAGTCAATGTTACAGATGATACCCCTGAAGGCCGAGAACAGGCAGAACGTAAGTCAAGATTCAGTGCTTTAAGAGATGCAGCTGAAAAAGATAATGATCAATCTAGTGGAACTGACCAGTAATACTGCATGAAGCCATAACTACTATAGATCAATAAATCTTATGGGTGGGTTATGGCTATTAACTTCTTTTTAACTGACGCAGGTCGGAATGCATTAAATAAAGTGGGTGATGTCGCTAGTTTTGGTGGGGAGCTGACACATCTTGCTGTAGGTACTAGTAAATTTGATGCATCAGTTGAAGCAAAGAACTTAACTTCACTTAAAAATGAATTAGCCAGATTTTCTCTTAACGGTGGTGGTGTAGATACTGAAACAGGCACTTTGCGTTTTGTGATGAGTATTGAGCCAACTTTAACAATGGAAGTGTTTGAGATGGGTATATACCTATCAGATGGCACTTTGCTTGCTGTAGCTTCAACTACAGAAGCTCAATCAATCATGTCTTTACATGCAAACGTAGTAGCCATTGTTACATTCGGATTTGTTTTAACTGACGTTAATTTAAAAAACGTAACTATCAAGATTGATCCAAACACACCAATTGCTGTGATGTTGATGAATCAGCATAGTGCAGATGAAGACCCACACCCACAATACGCTGCATTAATCCGTAAACTTATGACTGAACACAATCAGCATGAGGATCCTCACCCCCAATATGCATTTGAGAAGGACGTAAAAGCCAAAGACGATGATTTACAACATCAGATTGATGATCTAGATCTTGGTTCCAAAAACTTATTACAGCAGCTAATCGATTTTAAGAAAAACTTAGATGCTCAATATCCAAAATTGATTGGAGCAGGTGTAAATATTGGTAGCACTGCAACAATTGAATTAGGTGGCAAAGTTACTGATTTACGTGATTCAAAGTATGCAATCTATTTAACTCCAGAAAGTTCACATGAAGCTTGGGAGCTTACACGTGCGGAAAAAGGGTTCTCATATAAAGTTTGGGAGCGCTCAGGGCAAAACCGTATTGGATATGCAGGCACAGTGAATTGGTCAGTTATTCAGGTTGCTGCAGAAACACTAAACGATGGAAACGGCGATTACACAGTACCAGGTGTTTATATCATTCCAATTCAACCTAAAGAACAAAAAGAATTCATTTTAGTGGGTGCTGGCGGTGCTGGCGGTGGCAGTGTATGGGAGTTAGGAGCAATGGCTCATGGGACCAATGGTACAGATACACGCTTACGTTTAAATGAGCTCGATTTGGCGGTTGTTGGTGGGGGTAAAGGCGGTACAAGTGGTCAGTGGTCGAATGGTAGTGCTTTCTCAAATGGTGCTGGCGGTTTAGCTGGAACAATTACTATCACATCTAGTATTACAGAGCTTTCAAGAAAATTAGGTATTGCTGGTACAGCTGCAAACCAATTGAATCACATGGGCGGTGCATCTGTAAGTCCAGTATCAAACTGGGGTGCAGGTGGGGATGGTGCTAATGGTGTAGGAGATGACGGCTGGGCACTTGGTGGTGGTGGTGCAAGTGGTGGTTTACTCATTTGCCGATATTCTAATTCAACCGAAAAAACTCAGTACATGACTTTAGTTGTCGGCGAAGCTGGTCACACTACTGAAAGTAACGGCAACAGCGGTAAAGCGGGTATTGGTGGCTTTGCGCGTGTAAGTACTGTTAAAGCTTAAATAGGTGAAACAGTATGAGAAATGATTATCGAAATGCTATTAGAGACTTAATTCACCGAAATCTTCAACAGAATAATATTCAGAATCTAATCGTTTGGGAGATTAAGGAGGATGAATCGCAAGATCCATCACTCTTAAGCTACAAGCTTTATGGTTCAAGGAATCATATTGATGCGGTTTTAGTGGCCTGTGGTGCCAACGGCATTTGGGAAAAGCTACCACTACAAAAGGTAGCATTTCCAAGGCTCGTTGATCTTTTAAGACTTCAAAAAGAATACTTGCAGGATAATTAATATGTCAGCATTCAAGCCAGATGATTTACGCCGTGCCCAGCTGCAATTAAACCAATCTTTGCAAAATGGTGGAGTTCGTAGAGATCAACAGAGTCGCCAGCGTGCAGATAGAGAACAGCGGGCATTTGCCGAAAAGGAAATTGAATATGATGATTGGGGACGAAAGATCCCTAAGCCTATGTTCTTGCGGCCACAAGATATTGCAGAAGGCGAAAAATATGATGTAGAGAGAGTACTTTTTACAACATTAGGTCAGCGAAATGGAGAAGTACCACGGCGTATTACCCGTGATGATATCTTGGCATTTCAGGAAAACATTCAACTATTAAAAGATCAGTATAGTAAGGGTATTACCCCTCAAAACATCATTAATTTAAGCCGACAAGATGATATTGACCGGGCAAATGAACAAATCTATTTGGCGGTACCAGTCAGCAGAAAAGCTGGGTTAGTACACTTACTTACTAATGCCGGTCCAAATAGTAAAGTTTTAAATCATCATGTTGAGATTGAGTTTTCAAACTTTAAATCAGTTGTTTTTGATATCGATAAACAAGCTTTAACTACTGTTAAAAACCGCTTGGCTAAAGGCAAAATCAAATTTCAGTGTGATTGCGAGCGTCATACGTTCTGGTATCGCTATATGGCAACTATAGGCGGCTACAACTTAGGACGGGATGAGGGTGGTTTCCCGAAAGTTCGTAACCCTCACTTGTCTGGTGTGGCTTGTAAGCATGTTTTGCGTGTTGTTAAGTGGATTGGTTCACCATCAGGCATTGCATATCTTAAAAAGGAAGTAGAAAAAGACCGTCAAAAACAAGTTGGTGCTCGATATAAGCAAACTGATAAGCAGATACAGAATTCGATTAACGAACAAGTAAAAGATGTGATGAGTGGTTCAGTAAAACCAATCAAAGCAAATATTCAAAAAGCTGAAAAGGAAATGATGCGTAGAGCAGATAAAGTTGCGAAAAAGCTCTTAGAACGCGAATTGAAAACTCTCAAACGTTTTGAATCAGAAACTGTTAGAGCCAGTCAAATTGAAAGAATTCAGGCACTACATAAATCAGGCGCTATTGACCAAGAGATGCTTAATGTTTTTATGAAGGGTTTAAGTCGAAATGCTAAATAGATCAGTAAATCAAGTTGCCAATGGACGCCGTTTAGCTGCGAGACGTGTTGTTATGAATGCATTAGCAAGTATTCCAGCACAAGTTTGGCGTAAAGAAGTGATTTTCAATAATCCAGCTGAAGATTCAAAACCATTAGATCCACTTTCTTTTGAAGCAAACACTTTATCGATTCAAGACGAACCTAACTACAAATATGAATACAAGGGCGCTGCTTATGTTCATTTCGATAAATTTAACGGTGGTTATATTCAAAAGAACTTCTCTATGAATAACCCATCTGATTTGGTGCTAACTGCTCAAGTAGAGCCATTTAATGATGAGTTGGAAGATGTATTGGAAAGAATAATCAAAATTCCCGACATGATTCTTAAAGAAGGGGATCTTTTAGGTTTAATGATTTATGAAAATCTAATGTTGTGGTTTGAGATTGTGAATATTACTGGTTTTAGTCTCATGGCAGATTTTGGCAGTAAGTATGTTTTAAACCGTAGAGATGATTTGTTTATTTCACCTATAGGTGATGGAGAAACTAAATGAGCTATTTAATTTTCAATGAAAAAGGTAAAAAGACAGGCGACATTGAAATAGCTGAACAATGTACTTCAGCAATTTTCAATTACCAGGTGATCGGGAACGGGGCCGAAGTAGAATTTTTCGGAAGTAATGTTCCTTATGCTGATCCGCAAAATGATTCACACTGGGTGACTATTCTTTCTTTAACAGCTGCTTCACCAGATACTGAACCTTTTCGACAACATTGCTGGGATAAGCTCCGTTATAAAGTGAAAGCAGGAAATAGTGTGGAAATTTATGTTTCTAGTGGGGTAAGCGGATAGAAGTGCAGCTAAGTCTTATGTATACACAGAGCGTGAGCAAAACATCTTGTTAAGTCAGGCAGATGATATCGAAAAGATATTGGGGTTAGAGCAAGCGCTCAAGGGGGATGAAATAAAAGGTGAAGAAACATAGAATTTAATTTAAATTATTGGGGAATTTATTAATTGTTTCGCTAAAAAATGAATTTTATTATCGAATATTTAAAAAGAGCCTCTTTTATTGAGATACTAACAATATTGTTTTTTTTAAGTGTTGGTGTCTCTTTAACTTTTAAAATTGGGTTTTATAATGCTTTGGGGGTTGGTTGGTATATACAAAATTTAACGCCTCAAATTCTTTTTATCTCATCTTTTAAAATTATTTTAATTTTTTTAGGTGGGATCTTTGTCGGATGCATCTTTGGATTAAAATTTTCTGAAAGAACTGTATCTGTTATTTTTTTATGCTTTATAGCTTTGTATACAAGCTTTAATGGATTTATTCAGAACTTATTAAGTATTAATTTAGAGATCTCTAATTATTTTGATGTGGTTTTGTTTATATTTTATTTTTTAACATCCATGTTTTTAGTTTCGTTAGGTTATAAAAAAAGAAAATATAATGACCCTTTGTTCGTTGGTCCATTAATTAGAATCAAACGAGAAGAAGTAATATTTGATAATGTATTTAAAATTGTAATTATCTTATTAATATTTTGTTTGCCGTATGTTAGTGGATATGATGCTGGAAAATTAGTCAAAAATAACAAGGTAAATAGTGTGGTAGTCATAAAGAATGACTCAAGAAAATGGCATTTAATTGATATGAGTGGAGATAAGGTATTGTTGAAAGAGATTAATCCTAAAGAAGATGTTTTTAAAGTTCTGGAATATAAAGATATAGACACCATAACAACAAGATAATCACACAGCAAACCTAAAGACCGCTAAGCCAAAACTAGCCCTATTCACAACGAATAGGGCTTTTTTATGCCTGGTAATCGACAAATTAAAACACCTGGTGCAGCACCAGAGCCAACAACAGTTGATGAAACTAAAGCAACTGAACAGCAAGCGGATGCCTCACAACCAGACGCTAATCAATCGACAGAAGATCAGGCACAGACTGGTGATGCTGGGTCTGAGACAGAATCAACGGTTGATCAAACGGCACTGGTTGAACAACTTCGTCAGCAGTTAGCAGCAGCCGAAGCAAACAATCAAGCGCTGAAAGGCCAATTGCGCCGTGAAGGGGCTAAAACACCTGACGCAGCTAATGTGCCAACAGAAACGGTACAAGCTGGCACACCTTACTTAAGCCCTAAAGGCTGGACACGGAATGAATAACTATGTGCGGTAGCAAACCCTTTCGACAAGATCCAGAAGCAGATGCGGCAGCAGCAGCTCAAAAAGCTGTTACTGAAACCAATGCTAAAAAAGCACAGCGTCGCACTCTAAACCAGACCAGCGCTTTAGGTTCAGCACTTGAGCCTGATACCGCTGCAACTAAAACAAAGTTAGGCGGTGGCTAATGGATAAAGGCGCTCAAAAGTTTTGTCGTCGCTTAGGTCAATTACGACTTGAGCGCTCTATTCATGAATCACATTGGTCTGATTGCTACAAGTTGGGCGCGCCTGAACGTCAGCAAAACCTTAGTTCTACAACAGATAACAAAGGACAGCGTGAGAATGAGCGCGCAGACCTTTAGCTATATAAATAAAGGGCTGCGATGGTCCTTTAGCTACATTTTCTTTGTCCTCATTCTTGGGGACTTTTTTATATTTGGAACCGACCAGAATAAGTAAAAATGGCTCATGTCAGACTTTCTTCAACTTACATCGCAAGCCAAAGGCTGGTTTAAAATGACTGTGTTATCAGACGAAATTCGTAAAAAGTATGAGGCTCAACAAACTGCTACAGCTCAGTGCCAAAATTACTATTTCAAAAGTAATGATGAGTTTGAAAATGGATTTGATAGTGCCCAAACCGCAGTTGAAGAATACCCAGAAGTATTAAAAGCTATTTTTGATTCTATCGGAACAGAATATGCCCCTGAAATTGATAAAGCGGTAATGTTTGGTGTTGCACAATATCAAACTCGTCACGGCGGTGATCTACCACATCCATCTGTTATTGCAGCTGCATTAACTGCTGGTTTGAGTGGTGCTAAACAGGCATCAGCTTTACCTACAGAAACACTTAGCTACTACGATGGTTTAAATGAGTCAGGTTTTGATGATGTAAATCACCAACACCATGAATCAGTAAGTATCGTACCAGCGATAACTGTAGCAACCATTGCAAACGTTATTGCCTATGCAATGCCTATCGTTGCGATGATTCCAAACTCGAATGGTTCTAATGAAGTTCCTCTTGTATCAATTCGCTTTGTTACCAATCGCGATTTTGGTGCAATGAAAAAATCAGAATATTTAGATGGTGCAAATGCATCAAAACCATATGTAGAAGGGCGCTTTCGCTTCGCATTGTCAAATGGTGGTGCTGGTACAACGTATTCAGTAACCGCACGCACATCTTATGCTGATTACAAAGCTAAAACCCCTGATGAAAATGCAAAATTATTACCATTTCTTGCTGGTAATGTTTCAATCAAAATTAATGGTAAAGAAGTTGCACATACCCGTAATCGAACAAAATCTAAATTAACAGGCAAGATATCTGCTATTGCAGAAAAAGATGTTGTAGTAAACGGCGTTGAATATCGTGTAATTGGTAGCGAAATTGACATTTCAGCTAGCAAAATTAGCGTGACCTTAAATGAAGCATTACCAGTTGGTGCGAAAGTTGAAGTTCATCTTGTGGCTGATTTTGATGCGCGAGATGGCAACAGTAATTATTTATTGACGCCAGTAGGTGTTGATTTTGAACCTGAATATGAAAATTTAGTGTCATCACCAATCATGGCTCAGGTTACTTTATCTACTTTGCTTCAATCCCAAGTTAATAACGAACTTAAGCTTGGTTTCCTAGGTCAGGCTTTAGCAATTGTTCAAGGAAAAATCTTCTTGGAACAAAATGTCCGTTTATTAGGTGAAGCAAAAGATTTAGCGGAATACTCGGGACGTGAAGTTACTTTTGATGCATCTCGTGGTGTCACAGGTAAATTAGCTGCTGCATTTAATACGACAGCTGATTTGTTCGGCGAAGTAATGAAATTTATTTCTGCTGCCAAAATGGATATTAATCAACGTACTGGTGGTTCAACAGTTGCTTATGATCTTTATGTAGGTGATAGCGCTGCAGTCTTCTTTAATCAATTGTCGAGCGATAAAATGCCGACAAAAACTGGTTATACAGCTGGATATGGACAAATTGTTCGTATCGGCACTCTTGCTGATGGGACGAATGTTTATCATGCACCTTCTGCACAAGAGCTTGTAGCAGAAGCAGATACTGCTTTTGATATGCTTTTAATGGGTCGTGGAAATGAGCCAATTCGCTCACCGTTCGTAGGCTTTATTCAAACTCCACTATCAGTAATTGAAACACGCCCAGATGCGCGTGAATCAGTAATGACATTAATTGGCTCTCAAGCTGCAGAAACGAACCCATTCGAACGTTATGCTGATCAGGGTTATGTCATCCACTGTATCAATATGCCATCTCTTAAAAAATCGTAAGTAATACAGAGTAAGGCGCATTTCGATGCGCCTTTTCCCTTATTTATTGAAAGGATAATCTCATGGCTGCAGCAACTCAAAACACTGACGAAACTTTAGTTTCAACTGACGAACAAGCGACTACAAAACCAAAAAACACACGTAATAAAACCAATAAAACTACAGAAACACAGAATACCCAATCTGATGAGAACAATACTTCAGATCAAGATGATTTGTTAAATAGTAAAAGTCCTGAAAACGGCACATCTCAAGATGAAGGTGATAAACCTACTGATTTGAAAAATGCTGATTCAAATAATGAAGTATCCAATACTAAAGATAATGGAAACTCAACTAAATCATCAAATGAGTCTGTCTCACCTTTAAAAGATCTTGATTCTAAAAATTTCTGGAATGTTGATGAGTTAGGGTATGTAGCAAATAAAACTAAAGAAACTGATATTCCCAAAGCCCAACATCAAATTGTAGAAAATCTAGCTGGTTCAAGCATTAGTATTGTAGATCCGCTAGTTATTAAAGTAACTAATAACGGATTTTCAACAGTTTTAGAACCGTTATCACGTGTTGCTATTGAAGCAGGTCAGACAGCAAGTATTACGTGTCATAACCAAACATTTAAACATCAAGTACTGGAAAACTTACGCCAGTTGAAGGGTCTTGGTAAAAATCTAATTGTTGAGTAATAAAATGACCAGTTTAATTATTGATGGTACTAATACTATTATGGATGCTGTAGGTGACCAGCCAACTGAACGTGTTATTACACTGCAGAACAATAGTGTAAATGACATTACAGAACCCTTTTCCCAAGTTAGAGTTCAAGCTGGTCAAAAGGTGACATTTACATTGATCGGCGATGAAGCTTATAAGCAATTGCAAGATAACTTAGACCAAATCAACGGATTGAAAGGGAATGTAATTCAGATTGTACCGTCTGAGCCGCAAGAACCCTCTGAACCAGATGGAACGGTATAAGAATTTGATTATTTTGAAAACCACTTCCGAGTGGTTTTTTTACATTGGAACTAGCCAGAAAATTTAATAAGCCCACAGCTCAAAATACTTAAAACAAATAGCCTTGGGCGTGTAATGTAATGAATATACTTGCTCTATCAAGTACAGGTGAGCTATCCCTTGTTGCAGGGGCTGGCCCATCACTCAAACTGGAATTTGATACTCACAGTTATCTTGCAAATGCAGAAATCAATGTGGCCTTTTTTGCGAAAGTAACAAGCCCACGCGGACCTGCAGATATTTCTATGCGTTTGGAAATACGTGATGCGGTAACAGGTGATCAAATTGTTACTGTACAAGGATTAGTAGATGGTGACATTGAAAATTCTGCTTCAATTGTTGCAGTAGCTGATGCTAAAGAATACTTCGAGAAATTTGATTTATCACTGGGCATTGATGCGCTACAAGCAATTCTCAAATCAACTGCATATAACGAATCTAATAGTTTAGGTCGAGCTTCAAAAACATTGGCCTTAGAAGATGAAGCATTACCTTCATTTAATCCAGATGAACTATATAAAATTCTGACAAGTCAGTTAACTACACCAGCATATCTGACTTTGCCTAATCCACATGATTTACCAATTTATGTTGCGGCACAACGTGCAGCTACAAAATTACGTATTCCTTTAGATGCCGAAATCAACCCAACCTTTACTGCTGAACAAGCAGCCCAATTTGCTACAAGCGTAGATGCTCAATCACAGTTTGTTCAATTCATTTGGAGTCCGAACCTTTGCCGCCCTTCAGATGCTGTCACCCTTAGAGGGCGTAAGGTACCAGCATACTATTTGGGCCATTATATCGGCGATAAATTATTACGTAATGCGAAATTGAATAAACAAGGTTTTGCGCCGTTAAAAAATGCTGTGGCGTGGAAAGATTATCCATTTACAGCAAAAAACTTAAGCCAGATGCCAGGTAATGATCTTGAAGATGAGCAAGTTCAGGAAATGTTGGCTAAGGCTAAAGTAAATGTTGTTCGCCCAGTTAAGTTCGAAACTACATTATTTGTTTTAAGTGATGTGTTAACCCAATACCAAAGTAAAAATAGTGCTTTGCGCTTAGTTCCTGCAGCCGAAATCGCGGCACGGGTTACAAATAAATGTATCGAAATTCTTAGAACTTATATGTTCCAAGCAACTCCTGACTACATCAAAAAAGCTGGTGACGATATCCAAGAATTTTTAGAAGGAGCTTCTAGCGAAACAACTGGTTGGTTACAACCTGCTGATGAGCTGGGGGGAAAACCTTTTGAGTTCAGTTTAGTACCTGACAATGACTTTCCTTATGAGCGAGTACGCCTCTATTTAGCCCATGGTGTTGTTGGTACAACACGTGCCGCAATTTTTGATGAAGACGTTTTAGTTAAATAATTTTAAGGATCTTTCAAGATGAATCCATTTGGCCCAACCACTAAAAAACCATTAACGTTACGTGCTTTTGATTCAGCAGCGGAGAATATTTCTACCGTTGTAAGTAAGGTTTCAAGTACTGATCGAGAACAGCAATCTGTGATTGAACAAGTACGGCAAATTGCTCTAAATATTCTATCCGATACGGTAGATACAATCAGCGAAGGTAATCTTGAAGAAGGAGAGCTGGGCATTGATTATTTAGATGCTTTAATTTTCGATGCTTTAGATGGTGCAGATGATGATGAAGGCACCTATGAAAACGCTCTCATGGCGTCACTTTCAGATGCTTTCTTAACATTTGGTGTTGATGCTACAGATATTGAAGAAATCTTTAGCGAAGATACAGAAGTTGCTGACGCTGCATTAGAAGCAGCAGCAAATACTGTTCTCGCTAATACGCCTGATGAAGGTCCAGAACTCGAAGAACTGGTACGAGAATTTATTTTCGGTGAGGCAGATGAAACAGAAGAAGGTTTCGACTCAATGGCTAAAAAAATTAAAGCTCGAAATGGAGCGTTTAGCCAGCGTAAAGTGAATGGTCGAAAAGTTCATTACCGTGGAGTTCTTGCGATTCGACAAGGGGTTAAAACAGTTGTGAATAAACGATTACCAGGTCAAAAGGTGCGTTTAACATCAGCTCAAAAAGCTGGTATGAAAAAAGCTCGTCTTCATGCTTTCACGGCGAATGCAATTCGCAAGCGTTTGCGTTCATTCAATAAAGGTAAACGTTTAGGTATTTACTAATTGCTATTAGGTAAAGTCATTTTATGGCTTTACCTATCATCCATTCAATTAAGGAAATAAGCATGAATACAACTCAAATCTTAGGTGAAGCGCCAGGTATTCAATATCAGAAAAAAACTGATAAAACCGAAACAAAAACCAATCAATCATTAACTGACACGATTATCATTGGCCGCTTTATGCGTGGGCGTTTTGATGCACCTATGACGATCCATAAAGGAAATATTCGCGGTGAACTCGGTTATGAACCAAATAACCCTGATTATCGTTGTGTCCAAGATACCCTTGAACGTGGTGTACCTTCAGTACAAGTTCTGCGGGTACCGCAGAATATTGGATAAAAAGAAATAAACAAAGCTACCCATTAAGGTGGCTTTTTTAATGGAACCAAACAACTTTGAAAGGGTTTTAACCTTTTACTCTTGATGCATATAAAAGCTATAGAGCATCAAGATCATGCAACAATCTAACCCGATTTTACTTAACCAGCTTAAACAAGATTATATTGCCTTACAGCAACTTGGGTCCCCCTTATTAGCGTGTCAAGGAATGTTTGTACCTCGTGGCATGGAAGACCTTCGCTTTTTATTTAAAAGTTGCCCACGGCCGATTGTGAGTAATGAAGATCCAGCAGAAGTTCAATATGCGGGTGGTTTTACTGGAATTGTTGCTGGTCCACCGAAAACCCATTACACAGGCAACCTTCAAATCCTAGTAACTGAAGCTGGGCATGATCAACTATTAGCTGAATATGTCGTAGCTAGTGGTGGAATCATCCATGGTGATTACTACGATGGCCGATTAGGAAGTTTTACCCGCTCATATGCACTTGAAAACTGTGCTATTCGTTTTGAATCAGCTGAATACGATTCTGATAGCCGATCACAAGTAATGACAGTTTCTTGCCCAATTGATTACAACTACTTTGGTAGTTTCGCAAACATTGGTACCAACGGTAGTATTCAGCCGGGTAAAAAAGAAATTGATGGTACAGCTGAGCTTGTTAATCGAGTTCAGCAAGTGATCAATACTGCTCAACAAGCAACTAATCTTGCAAATGCTGTGCAAGGCGTTGGTCGTCAACTGGGCAATCTATTTGGGTAATGGCTATGAAGTTATTACCTGAATCAGAAGGGTATGCTGTAGTTGCTGGTTCTATCCAGCAACTTTCAGAAGAACTCTATAAAGAATATCAATTATCTGGTTACTCAATTTTGCTTGAGGATATCGTTAAGGCATTTATTGAAGAGACAAAATCTTATGCGGGTTGGGCGACATTAGATTGTCAAACTAAGGCAATTACCAGTATTGAACTGAATGAATCCATAGAACTTAATGGGGATGAGTATGTAATCATTTTGCCTTTAGTAAAAGCGCATTGTGATCTTTTGCAAGCTCGATTAGTTGAAGCAACCCGTGGGCTAGGAGTCGAAAGTTACGGGCTTTCAGTCTCAGAAGCTCAGCAAAACTATAATGAGAAGAAAGAAGCTTTACCAAAACTTGCATTTTTAATGGTCCCGATGAGTTTTAACATGGGGAACCGTTAATGCAAATCACCATAGTATCTGCTGGAAAAGTTATTCCAGTTTCTGAGCTTATTAGTGCAACTTTAAGAACTGATCTCATACCTATTCCAGCCTCTATTGAGTTTACAGTTCAATCAACTACTGAATTAGATTCCCTTTTAAAAGAAGGGGAGCAACTTACAGTAAATGACATATCTCATCCTTTCGAACTTATCAAAGTCACCCCTCTAAAAACTCAGACTATTAAACATGATCGACGTGTAGGTGGTATCTCTTGTATTGGCATTTTGGCTGGCTGTAAAAGACTTATCGAAAATTTAAAGCAAGCTGTTATTAGTAATGAAACCTCCTTTAATTCAGTAATAAGAGCTTGTGGAGCAACTATCAGTCTAGGTGGTGATTTACCTTTGCCAAAATTCGTATGCCTAAAGGGAAGCTTGCCTACACAACGTTTGGCTCATTATCTGCAACAAGAAGCGGCAGTCATTTGTTTTCAAAACAATAAGGTGTCAGCTCAAAAAATTGATTCATTTTTCAAAAAGGAACCAGTCACAAAACTAGATCCTAGCAGTGTCGTTTGGATATCCAGTAAACCTTTGGAACTGATGCAAAAATCATCTTTCGTGACCGTGGAGAATAACGGTTCAACGGTTGTTGGTGATGACTCAATAACCCCAGGCCACACTGTTACGCAAAGAGCTGGTTTAGATGCCCGACAAGTTAAAAACTTGGAAAAAGTTTTGATCTTGCGGGGAACCATAATCAGGCCGCTAAATTTGAATTGGAATGCGGGCGATATATTCGAAATTGATAGTAAGAAGTATGTCGTTTTAACAGCTGCACATCATATAGATACAGGCGCAATCGGGGGATCAATGGGGACTTCATCAAAGTTCTGGATTGCTAATTTGTAGGTCAAATATATGAATGGTTATAAACGTGCAAAGATTTTAAGTTACAACGCAAAAGGTCGTACTGCACAAGTACACATTCATGGTTTAACTGATGGCGCAAGTGAAGGCATTACGGCAACTTTTGCCTATCCAGTCGGTGATAGTGATTTAGATACAGAAATACAAATTGTGGATGGGGAAGACGTCTATGTCTTCTTTGAAAACGGCAATGAAGAACGTCCAGTAATCCATAGTTATGTCAGTCACGGAGACGGCGCGATTGTAGGTGTGCGCCGTATTCGACAAGACAATATTGAATTTATTTCTAAAGAAAATTTAAAAGTAGATTCTGGCACAACTGTATCTATTAAAACGCCGTTGATGAATGTGCAAGCTAATACACAACAAACTGGTAATAGCACATTAACGGGAAATAGCACTGTAGTAGGTAATACTTCAGTTGCAGGTAATAGTTCTGTTGCAGGCAGTATGGCCGTTGGTACAACGCTTACTGTAGCAGGTGTGCCTATTGATCCTAAAGCTATTGAGGGTGCATTTAAAGACGCTCTTGATAAGTTAGAGAGTTTAAAAGAAGACTTAAAAGAACAAGGCGAAATAATTGATGAAAACAAAGATCAGATAAGCCAAGAAATTGATGAAAAAATAAAAGAAGTAGAAGAGTTAATTGATAATATTAAAGATTCTGATGCCTATAAATTGCTTGAAGAAGGTATTAATCACATTGATGAAGAGGTGCAAAAAATACATGACCAAGTAAAAGAAGTAGGTCAGATTGCACAAAATAAAGTTGATGAAATTCGGGCTTATATTGATCAAGAAATTGTCGATACCAAACTGATTGTTGAACAGCATGCAAATGATGCAAATATTCGTTTGGATGAAGCCAATCAACGTATTGATCAATCAATTCAGGCAAACGAAGCGTTGGTAGCTGATGCTCAACAACGGGCTATCCGCGCTGAGAAAGAACTCGATGACAAAATTGGTTTCATCAAGAGAGAAACGGATTCTATTATTGCTGATGTTAGAAGTGATTCTGATGAAATTCGCTTGGTCGCAGAAAATGCGAAAAAAATTGCAGATCAAGAAGTTCTAGACCGTAAAAAACAAGCAGCTGACACTCTAATTGTTATTGATCAAACTAAGGCCGCTTTAAAACAAGATATTGATCAAAACTTAGTTAAAGCTGGTCAAATGATTGATGATGCTAAATTAGCATTGGGTGAAGAAACAAATACTCTCATTAATCAAAAAATTGAACCAATAGTAAGCCAAACTGAAGCTGCAGTTAAGAAAGTAGATCAAGTAGCTGCACAATATGTTGAACTTGATAAGAAAGTTGATTCTGGCTTTCTGGCTGAAGCTGAAGCACGTGCAAATGATAAAGAGGCTTTAACTCAAAGTTTTGAGCTTAAGTTTGCTGAAATGCAAAACGAATTGGGTAAATCAAACGCCTTAATTTCAGAAGAATCTAAAACTCGTGCAGCTCAAGACAAAGCAATTACTGAACAAATTAGTATTGCTCAATCTCAAATTGGAGATAACAAAGCTGCCATTAATAGTGTTGAACGAACTGTAGTTGACCTTACCAAATCTGTTGCTGAAAAAACTGATCAAATACAAGCCAGTTTAGACACCACAAATGCAAGTTTATTAAGTGCGAATGAGTTAGCGCGGATGCAATCACTTGGTAAACCTTTACGTGATGATCCGACGTTTCTATCGGGGAATGGGGGATTAAGTGCCTATGCGGTACCAGCAGGCTCAACACTAACTCGACAAGCCAAATCAACGGATAACCCCGTAAATAGTACCCATGAGATGCTTTTAAGATCTACAGCATCTTTAGGTGGTGGCTGGTATCCAACTGTTCCTACACTTGTAGCTGCGCCTAATAAAACGTTTTTAATAAAACAAATTATTAAAATGCCAAAAGGGACATATTTATTACCTGTTGGCAATGCTACAGGTACGGGTGGTTATTTACGGGTACTTGGAAATAAAGAAGGTACAGGCAAGTTTGAGGTTTACTACTCTGTTGTTCAGTGTGGCTATGATGCACCAGCAGCTATCCATGGGCATTTCCGTGTTATTGCTGGCACTAATCCACCTTTGCCAAGCACTACAAGCCCAGTTGATGTAATCCTTGCTGATTATGAGGTCTGGGATATTACAGCACTAAATGACACCATTCCTAAAACATGGCGTGATCAAATTACTGGTAATGCCTCATATATCGAAAAGGTTGAATCATCTGTAAAACTTGTTGATGAGAAACTTGTTTCAGAAGCAAAAAAACTTGAAGAACTAAAGACTGACTATAATTCAAATAAAACAAAAACAACGTCTGATTTAGCGACAATTACTCAGTCAGTTTCTGATGGAGATAAAGCCTTATCATTACGTATCGACCAAACGAAAGCAGCTCTGGAAGAAGCAGATCGTCAGTCTAATTCAAATATTCTAGAAGTTACTGAGTCACTAGCTGAATTTGAACAGTCTACCACGACGAAATTTACAAAACTTGATACAAGTATCTCGAAGGAAAATTTGAAGGTACAAGGCCAGATTGTAGATGTCCAAAAAAGTGTATCTACTTTAGAAAGTAATACAAACACTAAAATATCTGGCCTTTCTTCTTCACTTAAAACTACTGATGATATTGCTAAACTGGCTTTCGATAATGCAGCCGAAGCGCAGCAAACTGGTACAACAGCGGTAAAAGCTACTGAAGCACTTTCTCAGAATTTATTAAGTCTCAAGTCTCAAACTCAAGTAACTACTGGTGTGAGGGCAGTAGTAACAGCAAAAGGAATTGATGACTGGTCAACTTGGCGAACTACAGGTGAAGCTAAAGTACTTCAAGATTCTGATGCATTTGGCGGTTATATTCTTGAGCTTGGTAATAATGCTGGCAATGATGAAGCTTGGGTTCATTGGAAAGAATTAGTAAAAATTAATCCAGATACGCTTTATCGGGTGCGTGCACGTTTCCGTCGTGTTGCTGGTGAAAATGGAAGTATTTATTTAGGTGTTGCATGTAAAACAGCAGATCAAACTAAGTATGTAACAACTACAAATAATCTTGCTGCAGACATGGGCTCATCAAATTACTTGTTGTCTGCAATTAAACCAAATTTAGGTGAATGGCAAGAAGTAGTACTTTACCTGAAAGGAAAATCTACAGGTGCAGCTACGGGACTTGGAACAATTGATAATCCGCGTACTTTCCCAGCACAAGCTGAATTTTATGCCCCAATGTTTATTGGTAACTATGCAGCTCAATCAGGTATAAGTCAGCTTAACTACATTATCGTTGAAGATAACAACTCTTTAGCTTCAGCAAATGATGCAACAGCAACTGCAAATGATTTATTCAAAACTGCTACTAATAGAACTGAGGCTGAAGCAGAACGGACCAGTAAGCTTGAATCAAGAATGCAAAATGCTGAAACAGGTATTCAGAGCAACGCTCAAGCATTATTGAAAACAGCTACAAAGAGTGATCTTGAGAGCGCCATGGGACGTGTGGCTACTGATATCACAGCTGCAGTAGATAATATTAAAATAGGTGGGGTTAATGCGGTAGCTAATTCAGAAGCGCCAAGAAGCTCAACAGCATCAACTAGTCGTGAATACTTAATGTATGAACGAAGTAAAGAGCTCAAAGCTTTTTATGACGAAAATTTAGATAAGCCGGTTACTATTTCTTTTGACGTGAGTGTGCCCGTTGCTGGAACAGTACAAGTTTACTCTTCAAATGGATCTGCTCATTACTTTACAACTTCAGTTACTGTAACAAAAGCAAATGAGTTTCAAAGATTTGCAGTTACAGTATCTCCCAAAGTACACACTGGAAGTACTACCGAATCAACAATTGAGTTTTATGGAACATATGGTTCTGGTCGAATTCCAACGATTCAAAAATTACAGATCGAAGCAGGCAATAAGGCTACTGCATGGAGCCCAAGCCCACGTGATACTCAAAGCTCTTTAAATGCTAATGCGGAAGCAATTAAAGTCACTCAAGCTGAAGTGAAGAAGAATGGCGATACTTTATCTTCTCAAAGTATAGATATTTCTAAGCTTAGAAATGATCTAACTTTGACTAACACTGAAGTAGGGAAAAAAGCCTCAAGTGAAGCACTTGAAACAACAAATTCAAAAGTAACTGAACAAGCTGGACAGATTCAGGCTGTAACTGAACAGGCAAATACCTTGTCTGCGAACTTAAGTAAATCAGCACCAGCGGGTACAAATCTTTTAATTAATTCGAATGTAAATGGTACCTATGATGGAGTTTCGTATCCTCATGTACTTTATAAAATGGGGGAAGATTGGGAGGTTGGTGCAAAATATACATTGTTATGGTGTGCAGAACATAAGCGTAATAATGCTGATACAAACTCTACATTAGGTGCATATGTAGGTGGTGGACAGCAGGTTGTTCAATCACTTACAAATAGTAATGGGAAAGTAGTAAGTAAAATTACTTTTACTAAAAACAGTAGTGGTTTAGGTAAGTACGTCAATTTCTACATGCTCAATAGGCCAAATGCAGCACAAGGTTCTATTGGTACAGTTTACTGGGCTGTATTAGTCAAAGGGGAGTTAATAACTACTGAGAGTTGGATTGCTAGTCCTTATGACTTCAATGCGGCATTTGACCAAGTTTCTGCGAATCTAAATGAGTTTAAACAAATCTATGTAACTGAGAGTGGTGCCCTTGCTCAAAGAACATCAAAACTTGAAGCCGGGATGAGTGATGTTGAGAAAAACATTTATAACACTACTCAGGCCCTAAATAACTACGCTACGAATGCAAAATTAGATGAAGTGACAGCCTCTCAAACTAAGGCATTTAATACTTCACTCACTAAATTGGATGAATCAATTAAAGCCGAAAATGATAGTGATTCGTTAATACCTGATTATAATTTAGCAAACCCTGATAAGTGGATTAGCCATTATGGCTATGACATGAAGCAGTACTTCAAAACAACGACAACAGGCAAAGTTACAAATACTGTTTTCCGTAAAGATACAACGGTTCCAGTGAACTGTTTTAACTACAGTTTAAGTGCAGTTCCTAATGATCGCACTTATCGTATTTCATTCTGGGTTCGTTGTTCTTCTGACTCTAATGGTTCGTTAAGCGTACCAGTAATGTTTGGATACGCTGATGGTTTATGGACTACTGCGCGATATACTACTCTAAGTGTCCCTGCAGCTATGGTGCCTGCAAAGGATGGTAACTGGTATTTCGTATCTGTTATTTGTAATTTAACGTCAAATACGACTATTCAACAGATGCGTTTTGGTATCGCTCTCGGTCACACAGGCTCGGCAGGGTGGTGGGAAGTTCAAGGCTTTAAAGTTTCACCAGTTCTAAATGAATCAGATGTAGACAGCACAATTGTTAAGTCTTCTATTCTTATTGATTATTCAAGTAAGTCTGATACTACTAAAGCAATTTCCGCTGCTACTGAGTCACTTGAAGCCAAATTCCGTCATAAATTTGGTGATCTATGGACTAACAGTTCAGCAACTCTTGATAGTACTCGTTACACGAAAACTGAAACGAACCAAGCGATTGCAGAGGAAAGTAAAATCATCAAAGCCGCTATTTCTACTAGCGGGGGCGATAATATTATTAAAAATGGTGATTTTTCTAAGCCTCTTGAAATTTCAAATTGGCGTCAAAATGCAGCAGTAGCAGGTAGCTTATTAGAAGTTTATAAGGACTCAAATGGGATTACTTGGGGGCATTTTAAATCCACCAATACAGCTACATATTTTAAAGGCTTTATTGAGACGATTACTTTAGCTGAAGGTCTAGAAGGGAACCAGAAATACACGTTGTCATTCAAGGCAAAATCTTTGACAGCTGCTCAATCACAAATACTCCTAATCATTCATCGTCGTGATGCTGCAGGTAGTAATAATCAAATTGGAACCTCTTGGAATAATATTTCGACAGATAAAGAAGTTTTATGTACTTATACATTTGATACAAATCTTGTTGATTTACAATATATTAATGTAATTTTATATGCTCAAATTGGATTTGCACCTGATTTTTTAATTCGTGAAGTTCAAATTGAAAAAGGTGAGCTAGCAACGGGCTTTAGAAAAAATCCTCGTGAACTTGAAAAAGGGTTAGAGGCTAATGCGACTGCCATTGAAGGTACCAAGGCAGATGTTAAAAAGAATGGTGAACAAATTGCATCCATTTCAGAAAATTATGTAACTTTAAAATCTGCGGTCGATAACAATAAATTAGCTGCTGACGGAAAGTTTCAAGAAATTAACTCAACAATTAGCGACAACCAGCAAAATACAACACAGTCAATTTCGAACTTAGAGTCAAGTTATAAACAACTTAATCAAGATCTTGGTCAAGTTTTCAATTATCGTGTCTACTCATGTGGTTGGAATGGCTTTTTCACAGGGATAAAAAACCTTAAAGGTGAAATCAAATCCGTAGCTTCAGCTCGCGGATTCTCAGTTCATGTTTTAGCTGCTGATGGGTCAATTGCTTCTTCAACTCGATACGATACATATGCTGCTATCGCGAATGCAACGGCGATGAGCAATGCTATCGCCGCGATTCCGAATGACACATTTGTTATTGTGACCAACTACGACAGTATCGGAGTAAATATTGCTACTGTTAAAAATGCCTTAATCTCTCTTGGGGCAAATCCATTTACAATTGATCAAATTACTGGCCGTGATGCATACATATTAGTAGGTCAAAAAGGAATTGGCTCGGGGAGAGGGATCGAATTACATTCAACACCAGATACGGGCCCAAATGGAGCCAAACAAATCATGCTTGCCGTTCAGGTCGTAAGTGGTATTCCGATTGGTTTGGCAAATAACAGTGGTAACCTACAAAAGGTGTTAGAAAACCACGCTCAAATACTTCAAGAAAAAATTACTCGATCTGATGCTAAAGAAGTCTTTGCTGAAGAAATTAAAGTCTTCAAAGCACAATTAGATACCTTACGTTATTCAGAAGAAAACTGGATTTTACTCGGTGATGATACTAAAAATTTAAGTATCACCACTGGCACCAATAGAACAGTTGCTGTTTGGGAACTTCAATACAAACATAAAGAAATTCCCATAGATAAAGGTGACCCAGTTGTTGCAAGAATCAAATATACCGCTGCAGCTGGTTTGGTTGGAGCAACTTGTAGCATTCAATTCCATGGAGCAACTTATAGCATTGGATTGCCTTCATTTATAGTTGCTGCTAGTGGTGAAATTGAATTGACTGGTATTTTCCCATCTGATGTAAAAGCAACTGCATTTGAAGCAATTCCATTAGGGCTGCGCTTTGATAATGCACCGTCAGGTGGAACTTTTACGATAACTAATATGTTTATCAGCCGTGGTAATTCTGCACCGAATTTTAAAGGCGGTTTTAGATCCTCTCTTAAGCAAAATGCACAGTTTGTAGAAGATACCTTTATCAAAGCAGATGCAAACAAAGGTGTTATTGCCCAGCAAATTCAACAATATGATGCTGGTGTACCTGGTGGCTTATCTACAGTAGTGAAAACAACAAAAGCTACAGCTGATCAAACCTCACAAGATCTTGCAACTCTTAAAAATACTGAAATTTCGCAGTTACAAACAAGTACTAACAATCTTGGCTCGGCATTAGAAAACACAACAATGCTGGCGATGATGATTACTAACGGCAAGTTGGTGCAAGGAGATGTGAACTTTAAGAAGGGTAATAATGCAGTAGGTGTATATAACAATGCTGGCAATGGGAATGTTGCTGTTACACGTGTTGCAAAAAGTGCGGATAACCCGACTACATCAACACATGAGCTGGAAATCAAAACCATTGGAACTGCCAATCCTACATGGGGTGGTTTTTATCAGGCCGTGAATGGCCGAGCAAATGCGGTCTTCGTTATTAAATACCTCATTAAATTGCCCATTGGATATAAGCTAGTGAATGCTGGTAACGCTATGGGTACTGGTGCCATTGATAGATTTATTGGAAGTACTGAGGGTACAGGAAAATTCGAAACTTATATTCGGATGATTAAATGCGGTGCCACAGGTTCAATTACTTACTCAGGACATGTTTATGTAGCTGGCGGATCTACACCAACTGCAACTGCACCTTTAGTTTGGTCCTTAGCTCAAATTGAGCAATATGACGTTACTGATTACGCTTCAGCTGACCCGACATTACAAGATTTTGTTTCTACAGCTACAGACTCTATTTCAACATTAACCAATTTCAAAGAAACATGGGCCGCCAAACTTTCGGAGATGTCTTCAAAGTTAGACAGTAAAAACGGCGCTTATATTTTGAATGCGGATATGACAAATACTAATGTTGAGCGAGCTATTGCTGCATCATCACAGAAAATTACCTCAGAATATACTAATGCTATGAGCGTTCAGCCATTGGGTTCAGGTGGAGGCAAAATTTTCGTGAAGCCCTTAACTTGGCGTCAACCAATCACGACCTCGGGTACGCTTGTAATTAAGACACCAATTACAATTGGTGCCTTCATGACTAAGGTTAAAATCTCAGGTTATAACTACAACAACAAAGAAGACAATATTTTTGATTTGGACTTGGCGTTCTATGCATATACGTCAACAGTGCCATTTTATCCAAATATGACTTCGCGTTCTTTTGGTATCACCTTAGATGAAAGCAATACTACGACTAAAGGTTTGGCTTTAGCTTTAGATAGCAATAATAAGGTGTGCATTTTAATTACCAAAAAAGATGCTTGGTCTTACCCAGCTATTACGGTTGAGTCAGCAACAATTACTCATACAAACCCGCCTGATAACTTTAAAGAAGGTTGGTCAGCGGCTATTGAAACGGATTTATCGGTTTATAAATCAGTAACGCCGTTTACTGTCACTTCAATGATGGAAACGACTGCAGGTTCTCAAGCCAAAGTTGATATTCCAATGGCTCAGTTAAGTGATATTGCAGCTGATAATAAACTTACACCCGTTGAGAAAAAACAGGCGAAGTTGGTGTGGGATACTCTTTATCAAACTGATACTAGCTTACGAGCTGAGGCTGTCACTTATGGTATATCTTCAGCTGCTTATGCAACGGCTTTTAGTACTTTAAATACATATTTGGCTTCTTTGTTTGCCAATATGAATACAACTAGCACGATTGATCGAAATCAGTTTATTACTAACTTTGCGAATGTTCACAATGCACGTCAAGCATTGGTAAGAGCAATATCTGAAAAGGCAAAAGAGATAGCCGATTCTGCAAAAGACTTAGCATCAACTACAAAAGCAACATTAGAGCGTGATTACATGACGTCTACCAAGACGAATGAAGCAATTGCATCTTCAACTGAAAGAATGTCTGCACTGTATTCTGCTAATGGTCAAAAGATTATGGCTTCAGTACTAGATACCTGGCAAAAAGATTGGTTAGTAAAAACTCCAAGTGGAAATAAACCTGAGCTTAATTTAGTGGCCGATGCAACTTGCCGTGGGGGATATGCACTAAGAATAGGTAATAACGTTGGAAATGATGAAGCTTGGTTAAATTGGTTTGCTTCTTTGCCAATCGATGACAACAAATACTACCGAGTGAAGTATCGATTCCGCCGTGTTAGTGGTACGGGTGTTGTATACCTAGGTGCAACTTGTCAGAACGCCACTAAAACTAAGTATGTGGCCCAAGATAACACCGAAATCAATGATATTGGAGCTAGTCATTATCTTGTTGCTGGTACCGCACCAGCGCTGGGAACTTGGATAACTGGAACTGCATATTTCAAGGGTAGATCTGCTGGTGCAAGTGCAGGTGCCGGCACTCTACTAAGTCCAAAAACATTTGCGAATAAAGCTGCTTTCTTTACTCCAATGATCATCGGTAACTATTCAGGAAAAGCTGGTGAGGTGGATCTAGACTTTATTGATATTGAAGATGCAGACAATATTGCAGATTTTGAAAACTTCAAAACTACCTACACAACTGATGTTGGTGCATATGCTGGTGCATTACAAACCTTAGTTTCTGTATACGGCCAAAACGCTATCAAACTTAAATCTCAAGCTGACTTGATTGATGGTGTGAAGGGTAAATACGTAATGGGTATGGATAATAACGGTGTGTTTTCTGGCATGTCTATGGTCAGTGAGCAAACGAATGGAACCGTTATCAGTTCAATAGGTTTTCAAGCGGATAAAATTTTCTTCACAACTGGTACATCTTCTACTAAGTACATGCCGTTCATAATCCAAGACAATCAAGTCATTATGAATAGTGATGTATTTATTAAGAATTTGACTGCTTCTAACTTCAAAGTGAAATCTTTAACAGCCGATCTGTTTAACGTTGACAAATTAAGCGCGATTGCTGGTGAGTTGGGAACTTTAACTACCTATAAGGATCCTACTAAGCCTAATGGCGCGAGAATGGTCTTGAGCGGAAGTTTAATTACGGTTTACGATGATAATAATGTTGTCAGGGTTAAATTAGGGCTGTGGTAGTGAAGATGGGCTAGTTATCTAGCCCTTTATTTTTGGAGGACAATATGCCACAAGGCTTACAATGTTTTGATGAAACTGGGAAGATTGTTGTTGATATTACAGATCGTCAAATGCACTTAATACATACTTTTGAAGTCTCTATAGGTTCTAATGAGTATTATAAGGATTATGTTTATGACGGTATTACATCTGAAACTCATATAGCAATTGTTAGAGAAGACTGCTTAGGTAATATGACTCAGCAATACCCTACACTTGCTTACCATGGTGGGCCTTTTGCGTCTATTTATACACCTAATGTAGTAAGAGTGAGTGCATTGACTGGTTTAGCCCTTCTTACTGTTGATATTTATAGGTATGGATAATGTCTGGCTTTGAAGTAAGTAATGATAAAGGTGAAATTATTGTTAGCGACACTTACAGACATTTAGGTGTAAATTCTGTACAAGTGTTAGATGGTGGTACACCTAGTTCAATAGGTGCATCTTCTGGTTGGGCACCTAGTTTTATTCAAACCCCTAGTTTGGTATATCCTTCTTTTCGTAATGATTTACCAAAAGAGACTCTTTATATTTTAAACCTATCAGAAGGTACGGAGTTTTGTGGGAAATATTGGCATAGTGTGCATAACAATAATATTTCATTTTTAAGTTATGACTACACAAAAATCTCTGGTTATTTAGATGTATATGATGAGCAAGGTAATTTAATCTGGTCTGCTATATCTGCTAAAAATGTTCCAAGGATTGTGCAAACATATCAATTAACAGCAGATAACTTATTAAACGGTATTACGCTGAGCATTGGTTCTAATGTAGGTATATTACTAAATACTATACCTTCATGGTTTAGACCGGGACCTATGAATAACTTAAATAGAGGGGGCGTGTTTGGTAGGTACTCTAATGGTCAGTTACAATTACAGTTTGCTGCTGCTGCTAAATTAAATGATATCTCCCCAAGGATTATTGAAAATTTAGGGCCAAATGGCACTCTTCCTGTTCATATTACCTCTTTTGCATCATAAGGTTACTAGATAAAAAGAAAGCCCCTTAATTGGGGCTTTCTTCATTTAATTGCATTTTATACAGTTTGATCAGGACTTTGTGGTTCTTCTACCAGCGTATAATTAACAGCTACAGCACCAGTATCAAGATCCCAACCTAAATTCAAAGTTTTGAAAGCAGGGCGATTGTTATATTTCTGATTATTAACAATATCCTTAGTTTTTTGAGCAAGTTCGATATCTAAATCGGTAAATACTTTTACTTCAGCCATGAGCTTTTCCTCTAAAACAGATTAAAAAATATGTGCAGATAGAATTGCATGCTGTGGATTTATTGAATCTGTACGGTTCCAATTAACTTTGGAACCAATCTAATAGTTAAAAAATGGTAGCCATCAAAATACTTAATTATTTAAGTATTTTGGCTTAGTTATGTCTTCTCGGTTCTTATCGTTGTTACTCGGTGAAAATGTTAATTCATATGATCAGCAATTTGATACCTCTAATCAGGATGCTACGGCGCAGCTTTATGAATCCATGGCACCGTTTTCACTTGGGACCAATCAAACTAAAGCCAATAAGAAGCGTACTCGAAAGGAAATTTTCACCAAATGGGAGAGAATGTTACGCTTTGCCCCAATCGCTGAGGGTATGGGGATTCATGTTTCTGCAGCTTTAGGCGGAGATTCTTATAGCGGCCAACAAGTGTTTATTACACCAGCACAACGTTTGAAAAAGGCAAATGGCCCAGCAGCTGAAAAAATAAAAAAACAGCTAGATGAACGCCGTGATGTCATGGAAAAGCTGATCAATAAGTATTTAAGTAAGCTTGCCCGAGATGCGATTTCATTTGGCGATTCTTATGCCCGAATTTATGGGAAAAAAGAGAGTGGAGTAATTGACCTCCTTTGTAATGAGTATACTTATCCGCCATTAATACAGCCATTCGAACAGGGCAGTAAAACTGTCGCATTTTTTTGCTTAGATCCCCGAAATTGGCAGAAAACTATTACCAAACTAAATACTATTCAAATGGTACGTTTCAAAATGCCCCGTATGAGCAATATTGCTCAATATGAACTTGTTGAAACTGGCCTTGTAACTAAAATGTTAGAAGGAGATGACCCAGATGAATTACCGATTTTACCAGCGCATTTAGGTGGTTCATTTCTATACGAAATTGAAGAAGTTTATGATGATGTGATTCTTGCATTGGCATCTATGAACAGCCAGCAGATTGCAGATACAGTAAATCAGATGTTCTTGACGGTAAATATGTCTGGAATGCCGCCAGCACAACGCCAAGCCTATGTTCGGGGTTTAGAAGGTTTACTTAAAAATCATGAGACATATGTTCGTGATGCTTTATCAGATGGCGAAGCCGTTTGGAATACTGCTTTTCACATGCTGCCAGTATTTGATGAGAAGCAAGTTCTAAATCCTGTTGGTGATATCAAACTTCAAAGAAGCTCACCTATTAATATTGAACAATTCATGATTAATGTCCGTTTGTTAATGGGCGGGATAGGTCTAGACCCAAGTATGGTAGGGTGGGCTGACATGTTAACTGGTGGTATTGGTGAAGGCGGAGCGTTCCATACTTCAGCGCAAATAATGCGTAGGTCACAAGACATTCGTACAGCAGTAACTGAAGGGATTAATCAGATTCTTCATTTGGATTGGGGATTTGCATTTAATGAACAATTTGAGCCTAAAGATTATCCTTGGCAAGTTGAATATTATACAAACCAAACTGCAGCAGCTACTGAAGAAATCAGTAATGCCCAATCTAGAATGAATACAACACTACTTAAAACCCAAGTGATTGCCGCTTTAAAGGAGACAAACTTAGATGTAGAAACTATGGCCTATATTCTAGAGCGCGATGCAGGTATGAAATATGATGAAGCTCAATTATTAGCTGAAAGTATTTTTAAGAGCCGTAAATTTTCTGAGGATGAAGAATAATGGCTTTTTTTGAATATGAAACACAGAATAAAACGTCTAATAACAGTTTTGGTAATGTTATAAGTCCATTCAAGGAACGTTTCGCAAGAAATCCTGTCTTATGGTCTGGATTGACAGTTGATAAAGCTGTTTCTCATTATCAAGAGCTCTATGCATTAGGAACTCTCTCGGCCGCCCATTTTGGAATAGAAATTAGACCTTATCGGGCAAATAGTAAGATTGCCCAAGCGAATATTCCAATTTTTGATCCTTCCAATAAAATCGCATGGTTAGCCAATAATGTTGATGTATCTCTTCTGGATGCACAAACAGATTCAGTACATGTTGGACACCATCAACTCAACTATATAACCGGTAATGCCTCGAATGAATTAAGTATCTCATTTATTGAGACTAAAGCTGCAGCTATTGCAAATAGTGCAATAGCCATAAAGCAGATAATGTTTAATAAAGATGGTACACAACCGCCACCTATAGAATATTTAATGCGTTTGAAAATATATGCTTTTGATAAAGCTGTAAGATCTCAACATCATTTTGAAATTGAGCATTTAGTATCTCTACAAGCTGGTAATTTGCCTCTAGATGCCGCAAATAAAGCCCATTCAATAGTCACTTTAAATTTCACTAAAATGTTCCCGAACTTAAAATAAGCTATGGAACTCATTGGCTTTTTACATTCAATAGATTGAGAAAATATCCTCAAATTAAAATGAGGATAACTCCGTGAGTGTTAAATCAATTTTTACTCAAACACATGCACCACATCAAAGCCGATTAGTACCTGGTTTTGATTCAATGGTGAATAGTGGCGCTTGTTCAATTGGATTTATTAAAGGTGATTACCGTCAAATTAATGCCTTAGTCACTGAAGACTACACGGAAAATGACCTCTGGCGAGTGATTAACTTAAAAGGGCAGAAGAGCGGAATCGAAGCTTATGATTCAGTTGCCATACTTGGTGCAATTGATGATCAGCATGCTGGTGAACTAGCAATCTTACAGTTTGGACGCATGTTTGACGCTTGTGTTACAGATGTAATTGAAACAAATCAATTTGGTCTTAAACGCCACCTATCTTCCAAACAATTTAATTTGTCTGGGTCTAAACCAATTCAAAGATGGCAATTAGAGAAATTACAGAACGTGATTGCTGCAGAAACACCTCAATGGGATGGTATCAGTTTAGTTTCTCATGATGGTGATACAGCAAAACTTCTTTTAGATATGCAGCGAAATGATGACCATAGTCAGCTGCTAAGTAAATTTGATGGGTTGCCTACGCTATTATCTAGTCTGGAAGTAGAAGAAGCTCATTATGATTCTATTATTGTCGATTACCAGCATTTAGAGCAGCTGTCTGCTATTTTGCATCACGCTATGGATCAGTTTTCTAAAACTGGTGTTAAAGTCATTAACGTTACTGAAAGTAAGCCCTTCAAGCATAAAAAAGTACTTCAAATTGCGCTTACTTATGATTTTGATGACGGTCAAAACTTCACAATCCTTTTTCATAAGCCAGATCGATTTTCAAAGAAAATTAGTTCTGCAGATTCATTAATTTCATGGAAGATCTTAATGAACAATCGCGATATTACAGCTGCAATTCAGCCTAATCAGGGAGAAGGAATTTCAATTCCTGTTCTCGCTGGTCGAATCATGAAGTTAATTAACCAAAATAGTAATCGTTTTAAACGCTTACAAGCTAAAAAAGCCGAAAAAGCTAAAGCTTTGGCTGAAGCGGAAAATCGGGTTTTGGAAAAGCAGAGTTTATTGGCATCTTTAAAGCAAGAAATAGAAAGTTTGCAATCTGAATTAGATAATTTAGCTATTTCCAAAAGTAAACCGACACCAGAAGTGACACCTGAACCGGCACCGGAGGTGACACCTGAACCAGCACCAGAGGTGACGCCTGAACCGGCACCAGAGCCGACACCAGAAGTGACACCTGAGCCAACACCAGAAGTGACACCTGAACCGGCACCAGAGGTGACACCTGAACCAGCACCAGAGGTGACGCCTGAACCAGCACCAGAGGTGACACCTGAAGAACTACAAAATCTATCAGCTTCGGATACTTCAAATCCTTTGTATAAGTCAATCATTGAAGGACAAGTAGGCGTAAGTTTGGAAGTACTAGAACAAGTTCGAGATGAGGCTGAGAAGAATTTAGAAGACCCTTTATTAATTCCAGCTGTAACTGAGTTGCTTAACCAAATTAAAGTTAAGGAGAGCGTTTAATGTTACTTAAATTTATTACGCCTTCTGTAATAGCTACGGACCCTTTGATTGTAATTGATCAAATGATTAGTTTCTTTAAACCAACGAAGTCCTTAACAGGGCTTTTACGGGGCAGAACTAATAATGTTAAGACAGCCAAAGGGGAAAAGATTTCTACTGTCTTCGCCTTAGTCGATATTGATCAAGTCATTGCGTCTCATACGGCGACAGGTGCAGAAAACCCAAACTATCCTCAAGAATTACAACCGCGAGATCGTAGCCGTGAATCATCACAAGCATGGGTACATAAAACCGCTAATGATTTAGATCCCGAAAGCCTTGGCCGCTCAGGGCGGGCAGATACAGGAGCACCGATAACTGGAGACGATTTAGTTGTGGAGTCAGGAAACGGTCGAACCATGGCAATCAAGCTTGCATATGAGCAGGGCACCGCAGATGAGTATAAACAATGGTTAATTGATGAAGCCGATTACTTTGGTTTTAGTTCTGAGCAAGTACAGGCCATTTCTAAACCAATATTGATACGTATTCGTACCACTGAGATTGATAGAGCACAATTTGCTATTGATGCAAACCAAGATGATAAGTTGTCATTTACAGCTACAGAACGAGCTAAAGCTGATGCTAAACGATTAGATGATAATTTACTGGCTCTTTTTAACCCGAGTGAAGACGGTGATTTATTAGCAGTAAGTAATCAAAAGTTTATTCAAGGTTTTTTGACTAAATTAGGTGATACGGAAGCAGCCCAGTACACCACGAAAGATAAAAAACCAACACAAGCACTGATAAACAGAATCAAGGCCGCAATTTTTAGTAAAGCGTACAATGATGATCGTTTGCTAGAAATGATGGCTGATCATACAAAACCAGATCTTCAAAACATGCTTAATGCGTTGGGTGTTGCTGCGCCTAAATTTATTGAAGCACAAGCTATAAGTCGTGGAAATGTTCAAGATATATCGGATCAAATCGTTGAAGGTATGGAGCAAGCCATTGATCAACGTGTTGCTAATGCAATTATTGATGCAGCAAATACCATTTTATCTGCAAAGCAAAATGATCAAGATATTGTTGAGTTTGTAAAGCAGCAAGGGCTTTTTGAGGATCTAGGGGAAGGTGTTGCTGAGCTCGCCGTGTTTCTCGCCAAGAATAGCCGCAGTTCAAAAAAAATGAGTATGTTATTTAAAGCTTTAGCTGAATTTGCAGAGAAACAGGCTATAGTTAGCAGTAATGTAGGTTTGTTTGGTGAGCCTGAACCAGTAAGTGTCAAAGATGCTATCCAATATGCACAACAAGTGCTTGGTGATGATTTCATTAGTGTGCAAATGTACGATTCTTTGATTGAGTCTAGTAGCTCATGTAGATCTAAAATAATTCGATTAACCAGAGAAGGGGCCGAACGTTTCCACAATGCTTTGAAAATTAAAATTACTCAAGTTGATGACATTGAAAAAACAGAAGTGAACAAAATTAATGACATTCTTTTCGAAGGGTTAGATATTTAGTTCTGGAACCTACTCAAAATTAAGTACTTACGATCATTCAACATAGGAATATAAAGTTCCTATGTTGAGGGATATATGTCCATCTTAAAGCTCAAACCAATCACTAAAGACACTGTATTGGTTGCGATTTATTACATGATTGATTTCATGCATTTTCAGAGCAATATTGCTCGGTTTTTCCTTCTTATCATCCATAAGCAAATAGAACTTAACTTGTCTGTAGCGAAGCAAGCATTATCCTTTGCACGTCAAGAAAGTGACTTTCCAAAATTGGATGAAGTAGTTGAAGTCTTATATGCGGAAGCTATCAAAAACATTGATGAATCAGTTATTGAACACCTAAATAACGGTTCGAGAAATGTTATTGAGCAGTTGGAGATTATTGTCTCCCTTTTTGCATGTGAAAAAGAGCTGAAGCCATACACAACTAAAAAGAATAAAACGCTACAGGTTATTGGTCTAAAAGGCATCAAATTAACAAAAGCTAAAGAATATGACCCTTATGCCTTTTATTCTCAGGGTGAAATTTTAGTACGTTCAAAACATCTTAAAGCCATTCCAGACTCACTTCTTTCCGAAGATCAGCAACTAGTAAAAGGGTTATTCTCCTATGTATCAAATACCAATTCAGATGTGGAATCAGTTGGCGAATTTCGTTTCAGATCCAGAGGACCAATTGTTTCTGCAAATGGATCAGGAAAAAATGAACTCGAGACTGCAGAAGCAATCAGAAATGATGGAGAAACTGGGGATCTCAGAAACAGTAGTACTGGCTTATCAAAAAGTGATGATGCAAGTTTACTTGGCGGCCGAAATCCAAGAAATGAATCTTCAGATGGAGATAGTAGAACCAGTACTAACCGGATTAACAGCAGCGGAAGCGGTGAACTATCTGGTAAGAGATCATCTCTTAAACGAGCAAGAGATCGATCAATTGTACAAACTGCTAAATCAGTTAGAGCTGCCATAGATGAAAAGCTGGAAGCTCAATTAAAAGCAGATAATGTTGAAACTGTTTGGAGTGATGCTTCAAATATTGATGAAGCTTTGCCATATCTACAACCTGCACAGCGTGGGGATGTTTTTAAAACGGAAAAGCACTTAATCGAGGAAAATAAGAAGGGTATTCTTTTTACAAATGGCACAGGTACAGGCAAAACCTTTACTGGGCTGGGTGTTGCAAAGCGTTTTATTAATGCTGGTCTTAAGAATATTTTGATTGTTACCCTAAACGATAAAATCGCTAATGACTTTGTAAAAAGTTCAAGTCCTTTGCATATAAAGGCTTATAAATTAAAAAGCATTAAAGATAACGGCGGTGATGAGCACTCAGTAGTGGTCACAACATTTGCTAATTTTGGTCAAAACACAAGTTTGGTTCATAAACATTGGGATCTTATTTTAATTGATGAAGCCCATACTCTTTCACAATCATCTGATGGTAAATCAACTGCAGCCTTAAACAAGCTACGAGCATTAACAGGTCATTTGCGAGGTTTTAATGAATGGTTTGATAATAAATTTGAAGATCAGATGCCTACTGAAGAACTCGATGAAAATGGCAAAGAAACTGAACAATACCTAACTGCTTATAACAAAATGCAGGTCCTTAGAAATGAACAAAGAAAAATCTGGAATCTGAACTGGAAACACCAGAAAAGTAAGTGCAAAGTTGTTTTCTTATCTGCTACGCCATTTAGTTATCACTTTTCACTTGATTGGGCGGAGGGCTATTTATTTGATTATATGTCACCTTCTGTATCTATTGATGACCAAGGTAATTTAGCAGAAGGTTTTGGTAAGGCTCGAGAGCACTTTTATATGGGAAATCTTGGATATCGAAAACGATATGGAAAGTTGACCCGTCCAGAGGCCAAGGTGGATACGGGTGTACTTGAAAGACAGTTTGCCGAAAATCTTAAAAACACTGGTGCCATGTCTGGACGCGATTTAGAAGTTAATTTTGACTATGATCGTAAATTTATTCTAATAGGCTCTCGTGTTGGTGAACTTATTGATGAAGGTTTAACTTATCTTCGCAATGGTTATAAAGAAATCGAAGGACATAAAACACGAACTTTTGAAGAATGGGCTGCTCAGACCGGAAAACCAACAACAGGCTGGGGACGTCATGCATCGATGCAAGAATATGATCGTTTATTCACTGGAAATCGTTTTAAAAACATATACGAAATTATTGCAAAGCGATTTGATTATTTAGCAAGACGCCGTTTGTTAGAAGCTATTAAAGCTGAAGCTTGTGTTGATATGGTGAAAAAGCACTTAGCATTAGGCCGTAAAGTAGTTATTTTCCATGATTATAATGAAGGTGGTGGTTTTGCACCTTTCTTAATTAGTCAGTTTGATATCGAAAAATATGAGAGCCATTTAAGAGATGATATTGAGCTTGAATATAATTCATTCAAGGAAAATCGCCCAGATCTAGTGAATCTCAATCTTGACTACGATTCACCAGTTGAGACTTTAAAGAAAGCATTTCCAAATGCTCTATTATTTAATGGCCGCATTTCAAAGCAACAACGTGAATCTAATGTAGGGTTATTTAATACAGATGGTAGCGGGCACGATATTCTTATTCTGCAGTCAGATGCTGGTTCAACTGGAATTAGCTTGCATGATACGACTGGTAAACATCAGCGAGTTCTAATTAATATTGGGCAGCCAACAAAGCCTGCCAAGTTAAGACAGACAGAAGGGCGTATCTATCGAACAGGACAGGAATCGAATGCTATTCAGAGATACTTAACCACTGGTACTGCATGGGAACGTGCAGCATTTGCAGACACGATTGCTGGACGTGCAGAAACGGTAGATAACTTTGCAAAAGGTGCTGACGCTGTAGTAAGTATCAAAGAAGCGCTAATTCAGGCTTATGAAGATGCAAAATATGAAGAGCCTAGTCATAATGATGGTATTGGTGGTAAAGCATATGATGAAGAAAATGCCCGTATTGCTAAGCTAACGCCATTTGATCAAGCACTAACGTTCTACTATGCAAAAGGCAAACGTTCTGAAAGTCGTGATAACCGTGAAGGTAAGGAATGGTATGCAACGCCTGAACCACTTGGATTCAAAATGATTGAATGGGCAGGGGTGCACACAGGTGATTCCGTGCTTGAGCCAAGCGCTGGTGATGGCGCTATTGGTCGATTTGTTCCGCAGGATGTAGAACTGACAATGATTGAACCGACTGAATCTTTAGCTAGTCGTGCTCAAATGGCTAACACTGGTGCAAAAGTAATTGTTGATACATTCGAGTCTTTAGAAACTTTAAATAAGTACCATGCGATTGTGATGAATCCGCCATTTGGTCATGCTGGTTCCTTGGCAATTCAACATATCAAGAAAGCTTTTGGTCATCTTTATGATGGTGGGCGTATTGTTGCATTGGTACCACGTGGTTCGATGGATTCAAAAGTTGACGAATTTATTGAAAGCACACCTGGTGCAATTATGACAGCTGAAATTTGGTTGCCTCAATCAACCTTTAAAAATGCTGGTACCGCCGTTTCAACTCGCATCATCATTATTGAAAAACATGCAGGCGCTAATGATGTTCCAATAACACGAGAATTAGACTTTACGCACCTTACAAGTGTTGAAGACCTCTTTTCAGAAATCCGTGACATCGCAATGCCTCCTAGAAAACTACGCATTGATGAGCAGCTTGCTAAGTATGAACTTTATGTCAGAACTGAACGTAGTAAGTATGTTTTCAATGGTGACGGCGTTGATAAACCTCAGATTAAGAATATCATGTTGAAATTCTGGGGCTCAGAAGTTAATGAGTTTGATGAAATTGTTATGCCATATAACAAGTCTGCTGAAATCATTAAGAAGATTGATGAATTTGAGCAAGAAAACAATATTAAGCTAGCTGCATAAGTTTAGATTGAAAAATACGCTCTTGATGAGCGTATTTTTATGAGCTTATTGATTCGAAAATATAAAATTTATAAATATTATAACTTTGACGAATTCATAATTTAGGAAATAAGGAACTTACACGTGCACCTACTATACTTCGTGAAAGTAAAAATTTACCTTTTATTATTTCAATAATATTCCCGTCTTTATCCAAACTGAAATGAGCAATTTTGGGATGGTTAAATAAAAAATCAGGAATTGGATATTTAGCACGAGGATTATGAAAAATATACAAACCATCAAAGACCGATTCTGAATACTCTGATTTAGGAATGCCATTATGAATATCTGGGATTAACGTGTCCTCATTTACTTCATCCCTAGTGTAAAGCGCATTAAAATAGGTATATTTATTTGCTTCAGTTACTTCAGCTAATGCTTGCACTTTCCCCCAATTAGCATACGGGTTATAAAATACACCACTAATATGTTCATACTCTGAAGTTGTAAAAAAACCGAGGGGAATTTCTGCTCCATTATCTTTCTCAATAAAATCCATTCTTTCTCTTGGAATGTAGTTGAGTTCATCCGAAATCGCCCTTTCTTCATTAAGATAAATTCCATATAGGACTGCAATTAAACCGCGATGACCTATAAAGTGGGAATGAGGACGATCAAAAGAATTAAGACCTATAATAAAAGGTTTACCAACTACATGTGGATATTTGCAATAAGATTTTGTATATTTTTGAGATTTAGTGACAATAGAATTGGCAATTCTAATAATTGATTTCCTATTGAACTCTTTAAAGTCTATATTGAAATTTAAATAGTCTTCTGAAAAACCATATGCTGGTGACCCATCTTGTTCAGGATTTGCAATAGTCGCTTCAATACAAAAAGATGAATTATTTTTGTTGCACACAAAGTCTGGCGCATTATGTTTATAGTCTATATCAATATTTTCTGATTTAAGGATTTTATTTAGATATAATTCCATCAAAGAAGATTCAAAAGTAGTTTGGAATTCTTTTACAAATTTATTATCTCTATCAACAAAACCATCTGCCCAATCTAAAATTACATTCCTTTCAGCATACATTGCTTCATTTGATAAAAATTTAAAAATATAATGCTGTTTTTCAGTTTCAACAATTGGTGTGAATAAATCTAACATTTTTAAATTCTCAAATAAAAGCTTAAATAAATAATTTCAATTCCATCATACTAAAAAATTGCTCACAATCAACTTGATACAAAAATAACTAATTATTTTTTTAATATTTTTAGTCGATGTAATGTTGGAACAAAGCTAATAAACGGTCTTATTTTTTAATTGATAATAACTTTATTTTTATGAGTTAGTACTTAAATATGTCCAAAGCTTTAGCTTATGCACCAGCTGTGAATACAGCAAAAACTAAGTTGCCAAGTACTGAGTCAGATCCTTTCTACGGTTCTATTTCAAAGCACAAATACGCTGAGTTTTCTCTATGTGATAAAGATGGAAACGCAATTGCATCACCAGTAATTAGAGCATTGCTTACTGAAGGCGACAAAAGTATTGAGAGCCAATGGCAAACACCTTTTGAAAACAGTAATCCAGAATTAAAAATGCCTATGCTCATGGCTAATCTTCAAACTGGACAAATGCTACAAGCTGCTGCAACGCTAGGAGAGAACTCACCATTCATTTCAGCATTAAGTGATATGGCTTCTGGTCCTTTAGCAACTGCTGAAAGCGCACTTAAAAGCGTTGAGGGACGCACAAATTTAACCAAAGTGAATACAACTCAAGTATTCCTATCTACCTCTTCAGTACGTCTCAATTTATCAATCTTTTTCTTGGCTTTTAGTGATGCGAAATCAGAAGTTGAAGACAGAATTATGCAATTGGAGGCATGGAGCCTGCCAGTATCATTATCCTCTGATTCTACGCTGCAAAATGTCGTTAATGATTCAAATACAACCTTAGAAGGTTTGTTTTCAGGGGTTATCCCACCTTTTGTATCTCTTACTACACATGGCAAAACTTATAAACCTTTTATTATTGAAAGTGTTTCAGCACCAATAGTTGCACCAATTGATGAAAAAGGTAACCGGTTAAGTTTAGCCGTCAATATTAGTTTAATGAGTCGAACTGCATGGGACTCAAAAGACATTTACTCATTATATGGAGGCAACTAATGATTACATTTGATCCTGTGCCAGTTGGTGAAAATACCTTTCTAATGCAAGAGCTGAGTTTTGAACAGTGTCTTAAAATTTCAATCATTGCACCAAATTTTAATGAAAAAAGACTTACAGCTTTTCTTAAGTCAGCTTTAGACAGTGGGGACCCTTTACTTTTAACAATTCAGGAACGTTATCTGCTTCTGCTTAAGTATCTTGAAAAACAAAGTAATACCATGTTGGAAGTGAATACAGACTGGTCTAAAGTTTTCCTTCAATCAGAAAATAATTGGAAAACTGAAATTACTCAAAATGGAGTTACGGTTAGACAGCTCATTGGAATGGAAGCGGAGTTCTTAGAGGCAAATTGCAAGAATGTCGCTGAATGGATTGCCTGCATGATGTCATTTCAGTTGAGTTATTCTAATCATGAGCACTTAGCTTTATTACCCGATAGAACAAAACCTCAATTATTTGAAGAACAATTTAAGCAGCGGCTAGATTTTATTAAGAAAATGCCAGCTAGTGATTTTGATTTGTGTTATCAGGATTTTAATAATTTAAACAATGAGTTGTTTACTCATTTAAGGTTAAGTGTTGATAACCACGGGATATTAGTAGAAAGAGGTGCAGATGACGCGCCTGCACGATTTCGCATCGCTTCCGTTTTTACAGGAATCATCAAAGAGTTGGACCGATCTTTTGCTTGAGACAGCAAGTAGTATTTCTGAAAACTGCCCAATGCCTTTATCAGATGCGTTGAAAATGCCTTTGAGTTTTGAAAGTACTTATTTCAATTCATCAGCATGGGAAACCCGTAAGAAGAATCTAGAAAATGACATCGAACGTCACAACGCTTTTATAAAGTTGGGTCAGGAAGTCATTAAAGGTCTTAATGCTTTAGCTAGTAGAAGTCGATAAAAAATTAATAATTAAAAAGCCTGAATTATTCAGGCTTTTTTTGTGCTTTGTATTTGGAACCATACTCCATTTTGAACAATAACACTTGCAAAAATAGCTACAAATGAAATCTGGGGAATAGGCCATGTCTGAGCATCAGACACTTGAAATCACACTCACTAGCTTTGCCAATAAAACAACTTTTTTGAGTGGCATTGCTAGTGCAATTGGTTCTTTAGCATCTTTCAATTGGTTGAGCTATACAGGTGCAATTGTTGCTATTGCAGGCCTATTCATCAGCTTTGTTTTTCAGTGGAGACGTGATCGTCGGGAACGTAAGGAAAGTGCACTTCGTGAAAAAGTGAGCAAATTACGTGAACAAGAAAGCGAACTGCGTATCAAGGCTCTTTTAAATGAGCAAATGAATCAACAAAAGAGGAAAGATGAATGAAGTTCATTGAAAATAGTGCTTGGAAGTACCTTTCAGTCAAGTTGCCCGCAGTAGGTGCATTCATCATGCTTATTCTGCTACCAGCATTACAATGGGGGGTAGATTATCAAGTTATCCCTGAAAAATATCATGCGTTTGTGACTGGTACTTTAATGCTGGGCCTGTCATGGATCGGAAAGAAAATTTCTCAGCCGCGTATTAACGGGCCTCAATTATCGGGCCAGTTAGTAGGAATCAACACTTTAATGAATATTCCTACACCGACAAAGCTTGATGAATTAGCTTGGATAGCTGAAGCAAAAAAACATATTGGTCTTCAAGAAATACCAGGTAAACAGCACAATCCAACTATTCTGAAATGGTTAAAAGAGCTTAAAGCTTGGTGGGCGGATGATGAAACAGCGTGGTGCGGTACTTTCGTTGCTCATTGCTTGAAATCAGCTGGTATTGCTTATCCTAAGCATTGGTACCGTGCATTGGATTACGTGAATTACGGTGCAAAACTAACAAAACCTGCTTATGGTTGTGTTGCTATTAAAACCCGTAAAGGTGGAGGCCATGTTTGTTTTGTCGTAGGACGTGATAAGACCACTGGGAAACTTGTTTGTCTTGGTGGTAACCAATCAAATAAAGTGTGTTACGCGCTATATAATGATTCAGATTTCCAAGAGTTCCGTTGGTATGGACATACTCCTCAACCAGCAAGTAAGCGTTACACCTTACCGCTATTAAGCGGAGTGACAGCAATTAGAGTTACTGAAGCATAA